CTACTGCGCGCTATTGCCGGGTGACTCCAACACCTTCACCACATCATCAATCACCGCCTTGCTCATCTCCTGCAAGTAATGCGAAGCCCAGGCATAACGGTCCGTCTCCCGCGTCATCGCCGCCTCTTCTGCGAGCAGCTTGGCGACATGGAGCAGGTCGGAAACATGGTGCAAGGCTTCATGCAGGGAAACACCGCTATTGACGCGGAACAGAGGTTGGTCGGAGTGAAAGGAGAAGGGGGTGACGCCGAGGGTGGTTAACGCAGACGGACTTGTAGCGGTCATTGGTAAAACTCCCATATCTGGTGAGAACTACCACATTCGTTATCAGGCGAATTGGGTGGCAGCTGTGCGCAGGCTGATAAACCGGAGATACAGGAACCCGGCAGACCCGAAGGTCTCCCACGCACAGCCGCCATTGCACGAAATGGTGGGCGAAAAAAAACGCCTGCAAATCGGGTTTTGGGGGCGCTTGGTGCGCCTGCATCTTGCCGGGTTATCAGGCCCGATCGCTGAATTGGCAGCGATGGAACGGAGGGTAGCGTGGTGGGACGTGGGGAGCAATCAGGAATATTGATGGGATGATTTTGAGGCCCTCATTAGGGGGTGTAGGGTGCTACTGAAATTATTGTTTTTATGGCTGGGTCATAATTATTGGCAGTTCATAATTTGGAATAAACGTGGAGATCGGGGGGGGTACAGAGGAAGGCGTTTAGCGGTCAGGGGCGGTCTGTTTTTTTCTACTGAGCATGGGGACCTGTGGGGTGAGAGCGTCCGTGTGGTGTTGGTGGGTTGTCGGCGAATGAAGCTAAACAGATTGTCCGTTTCCATCAGCTGGCTGACAGCGGGAGCTTGGATGTCATCACCGTAGGATTGCTTTTCGAAGGGACTGCAGATCCAGATGGTTTCTGTGAGGCAGGAGATTTGTTGGGGGCTGCGATGAAAGTCGGCCTTGAGCTGACTGACGAGGCAAGCAAAAAGAAGGGAGGTTTGGGGAAATGCGGGCTGTGTTTTTTTGAGTTTGGGCGTTTTCCCGAAAACCGCAGTATAGATTTTCAGTATTTTCCAAACTTCAGAAACCACAAATCCCCGCATCGGGAGCATCGAGAAGTGGTCACCAGGAGTCGAAGTCAATCATAATTTTCTGATTCTTATGGAATTTATTCCTAAGAGTTTTTCCTCTACATCTTAAACTACCCTTTGATGTCAAATTAAGCTATATCTTGTCTAGACAGACTGCTGGTTTCTGAATTTTGTTAGCGATATCTTGATTGGTTTTTGTGTTGTGCCTGAAATGGCTTATTGCTTTCAAGTGCCACGAAAAATTCAGAGGCTGTAGTTGATTGCCTTGGCTTATTTTGTTTGCCTATAACTTGAGTTTCGATGCTGCGATACTTAACTGTTTCGTAGGGGTGTACTCATTTCTTGTAGTGGTGTAAATGCCTTTTTCGGAGAATAAATACAGAGCAGACTTGGCTCTCGAAGAGATCACGTACAGCAGTCGTCTTGCCATGTAAGCGGAGTAACTCGGGCTCTTGCGTATTATTTCATCCCAGTGAGGTATTTTGCCTTCTAATAGCCCAGCGCATATAACAACTTCGTATTCGTCACCCTTAGTTGAATGGCATGTGGTTATTTTAATGCCTGTAGACTCGTTGAAATATTTAGAAATATTACTTGGGTCTCTGTCTATGCCATCTTTATTTATACGTTTCTCAGTCGATTTCACTAGTGACTCATATTGCTCAAGAAGTTCCCTATGGTTTTCTATCGATATGTTCAGGGCTGAGCAAAAAGTTTGGGTTAGCGATTGGATGTACCCAATGATGTCGGGCTCGTCAATAATAATTTTGTTAGAGGCTTTGAGCAGTGACCGGGCATTAAGGTTTTCGTTCATGCTTACCGATATTTCTTGCAAGTCCAGAAGTATCTCGCTGGCAAGTCGGGCTCTCCTGTTATAGTTTTTGTTGCTTGTTTTTATGTTGTGCAATCTGATTAATTTATACCATATGTTTTCATGGCAGTGCGGTATTGGAGATAATCCTGGTGCGTCAAATGGAATGTTTGGAAGGATCTTAGAAATTGCTCTGCCTATAGAAGTTACCTCGTACCATTGAGGGTGTAGGATTGCAATTTCGTTTGGTGAGACTCCTAGTGATAGGTGCTTTTGTACAATTTTGCTAATTGAGTTCGGCAAGTCGTCTCTAGTGGTGATTCTGTCATATGACAATGTTTCTGACGGGAAGTTATTATTTTGGAGGGATCTAATGGTAATGCTGTTATCTTGGAATTCGGAGTAAAAGTCTATAATTTGCTGTTTTGATCTAAAGCATCCCGATAGCGTCATTTCCTTTATGGTTTTGAGGGAAAACTCTTTGCATATCTCAATGCCATTTTTTACTACTGCACCTAGCCCTGTATAAATTGCTTGGTCTACGTCTCCGATTAAACATACTTTAGTATTGCCGTGTTTTAGAATCTCCCGCATTATGTCATATTGAGTTTGGTTGGTGTCCTGATACTCGTCTATAAATATTGAGTCAAACAGATGGGATAATCTGTGACCTATTGAAGGGTGACTGTTCAAAATCTCTGCAGCTGTGCTAAGTATCAGATCGAAATCAATCAGCTTGTGTGTTGAAAGGTGGCTGTGGTACAGCGCAGCTGCACGAATGGATTCGGGACTTAGTCCGATAGTTTGAATGGTTCCATCAGAGTTTAATTTTGTATTTATTTTATCGTAACTTTTTAGTTTTAGCTCTGCTCTAATAGAATCAAGTATTTCTTGGTATTCATACTGATCGAGTAACCTATACCCCTTGCAAGTTCGGGCAGAGTGGCCCCGGTATGGCTTTATTATCCACTCTAGACAAAACGAGTGGATAGTTCCTACCCAGAGATTATCCGATGGGATCGAAAATGCGTCCAGCCGATCAATGATTGTGTCTGCAGCTATGTTCGTATATGTAATGGCGACGAGGATTTTCTTGCGAAGATCATAACTCTGTAATTTGTGGGCAATTTTTGCTACTAAAGTCTTGGTTTTTCCGCTTCCTGGGCATGCAGTAAGCAAAAGGTTGTCGTCGTATGTGGCGGCAGTATACTGCTCTTTTGTGAGGTTTCTAAGAGGCATAGTTTACCCTCGAATCAAAACTGCGACTGGGTCATATGTAAAGTGGTTTGCAAATGTTGATGAGGTTCCATTTTGGCTTAAGTCTCCCACAGAGGTACGGTACTTCTCATAGTTCTTCAATGTGTCGCCAGACTTATAAAATTCAAGCCTGTAAGAGATCATTTTTTGCCATATTTCTTCGGCGGCGTGGCCCCGCAAAACATGGTGTAGAGCGTTAAGGATATATGTCGGCAAATAGAGGCAAGGATCAGACTTTTCAGATAAAAGCAGGGCGAACCATCCTTTGCCGACTTTATTGGCAAGCTTTAATATGTAGTGATTTCGTATAGACTCATCAGAGGATTTTAGGTGCTTCTCGTAAGCAGTTATGAATGCCTTTCGTTCGTAAATTAATGGTAGTACTGAGGTGAAAAGGGCCATGTTGTTAGGGTAAATTGCTGTCGCATTTATTAATTCTGTCTCGAAAGTATTTTTTGCATAGAATGCGCGCGTGTATAAATTCCCTGCTAAGGACGAGTTGAGTTCGTTCTGCCTTTGCAGGCCGTCTCTGTCAGCAGCAATCAAGTGGTCTATATCTTTCTTGTTTGCATATGAGTTCGGCGCTGTTAAGTATGCCTCATCTCTGTCAGTCAATATCGCACAGTAAGTGCGTAGTCGATCTTGATGAAAGAGATGTGAGACGTGTTTGAAAACCGTGCCGCCCATACTTACTAAGCTAATTCCAAGTTCGTCAAGTGATATGCCAGTGATTTTCTTGATTAAAATTGGTATTAGTATTTGCTCTGCTTCGCCTTCTACTAGGATAACTCCCTTGGCAAAAAGCAGAGTGCTCCTGATTGCGTCTAGGTAACGTTCAATTCGCGAAATCTCGCGCGGCTCTAGTCCATTCGACGGCTGATACACTTCGGATTTTGATTGCTTTCTCGATAATACGTTGACAGCAGAAATTTTCGAAACGGAACTTATCTGTGAAGAGTGAGTAGAGATGAATACTTGAGTATTTATATGGCTGACGTTTGAGAATAGTGTTTTTTTGATATGGGTATGAATATGTGCTTCTGGTTCTTCAATGAGTAAAAAGTGAGCTATTTTGTTATTTGAATCAACTTGTGCTTCGTATTCGTATAGCTTTAGTGCAAGATAGATTAAATTTGCACCTCCCAAGCTTAGATCTTCTAACTTTCCAGAGCCTAAGTACCCGTTGCTATCTTCGACCAATAGTCCAAGAGATTTTATTAGCTCTTCAAAGTCTTCAGGTAGATTAGAAGATATTTCTAGTGTGGGAGAGTAAGTATGGCCCACTGCGGCAAGCAAGGTTTTTCGAATTTTCGCACTTAAAGACTGTATTTCGACTAAGCCTGAAATAGTGGTGTTAACATCTTTGACTTTTGCAGTTATTAAGTGAGAGTTGGCAATTGTTTTGCTTTGTTTTGATAGAAGCTTTACAAGTGGGTTGCTGTTTGTGTACTTCATATCCGCAACAACGTTCCGTAAAGCCTTGACATATGTACATGAGATTTCCCGTATCAGTGAAAAATGTGGTGGTCTGATGTTTCCTATTATTGAGGCGTCTTCACTCTCAGGATCTGGGAAGATATAATTTGTAAAGTCTCCAGCGGTGGAGTTATAGACTCCGTCAGAAATTAAATCAGCTGCGGTTCTAGTGAATGCTGTGATCTCGTAATATTCCCGGTCAATACTGATTGTGCTCAAGTACTCTGTAATAGTTTGTTTCCGGCTATTAAGATCAATGATGGCTGATGTAATTTCGAAGAGCTTTTGGCGGATATGCTTTTTTGGTCTGTATACAAAAGTATATGTCCCCTTTGTGTTCTCGCCTCCAGGTAACAGACTATGATTGGCGAGTACGAGGTCTTCATCAGAATCACCCAGGTCAGCAAATTGCAAAGCAATTATTATCCAGTGGCCAGCGGGTGATCCTAGCCCTCTATAAAAATCTGAGCTAGTCAACTGACGCGCATTCATCGGCAAATTTTCATCAAGTACTAAGCGCATTGCATAGAATAAATTAGTTTTGCCTGCTGCATTTTCTCCTATTAAAGTATTGACTTCGTCTTTTATAAATTTAAATTTAGCTGATTCGAAGTTTCTGAAATTTTTAATTCCTATTTCTGTTATGTGCATCTTTAGTCCTTTATATGCTTTGAATGCTATGCGTTAACTATGTAGGCACTAGCTTCTCATGTGATTCAGTGACAGTTGTGCGTTTGATAAGCGACTGATGTCGTGGTGACACTATTTCCTATTCTGCATTTGGTCAAGCTCTTGTTGCGGCTGAGCCTCTACCCAGCTTCTTCCCGCTCTGCCACGATTTTGGTTTTTGAGGCATAGCGCTAGTTGACCTTGATGGTGCCTATCTCAACTGCTTTGACCAGTGGTCTCATGCAACTGTGCGAGATGAGGGGTAGTGAAACGGATGCACCGATTACTACCGATCTTAGCGACGGACAAATCTCCTCGGTTAGCAATTTAATACTCATTACCTCCCCAGTCGACGAACGATGATTTTTATTGTGAGTAGGTAAAAGTACTGCGTACGTTCACTACGGCCAGCGAGACGATGCTTAAGAGACAAAGTTATACGGAACAGGCGGCAGACCACCATTATTAAAACCATGCTCTGCCCCCTATTTTCCTGAGACGTTTATGTCGGCGCGGTGATTGGGGGTTGGCGAGACGAAAAAAGGCACTTATGCGGTTAACGGCAAGTGCCTTTTTGCGGATGTTGTGAAGGGCGACCTGGACCTACTGTCTTGAAATCAGTTGCTCAAACAAAAAGCCGGCACAGAGGCGAAAAAGCCTTGTGAAGACCTCTAACCTTCGCCAATCAACGCCCGCTCCTCCAACCAAATTTCCTGAACAAACTGATCCGTAATCGCATAGATCCCATGTCCGCGCCGCATGATGATGTTCTCCGCAACCAGTGCAATCACCACCGGTTGAATCTCCTCAACCCGAACCTCGCGACCGACCGTCTTCGAATACTCAGCCGCTGCGTCGATGGAGAAAATCCCACGGGCATCACCTTCCGTCGCTGCGATCTTGTTGAAAATCGCTTGAGCCAAACTGCCCAGTTGTTCAACTTTCTCAAGCTCAATGCTCGCCGCAGCGTACTGGCAATCACGGGTAGGAAAAGATCGGGATCACCGTCCTGCTGCATGAGTTGGCGAAGTACCTTGAGCATTTCTTCTGGTCGGTTACCCAGCGTATTGAACGCCTCGATAGCTGCGTCGAGGGAGGGCAGCTTTTCCTTCTTCACCGTCATCGCAAGTCGGTCGAGCAGGAACTCAACGGCCTCTGCAGTTCTTGCAGGGTTTTGTGGATGGCGTTGTGCGCGGGCATTGCCGGGTTGGCCAGCGTGTCGCTCCATAGGTCAACGTAAATGACTAGAGCGCCAGCTGCTTCCAGGGCGGCATCATGCAATTATCCCTTTTTATGGATACGCCATAATTATTGCCAGTTCATAATTTGGCATAAAGGCTGAAAGATGAGGCTTTGAGGCTGAAGTGGTGTTTTTTAAGGCGGAAAAGGATGGTTGAGGCGAGGGGCGGGGTGTGATTCAGCTATGAATACCCCAGAAACAACGAAGCCCTCACATTTCTGTGAGGGCTTCGTCTTATATGGTGCCGGCACCAGGAGTCGAACCCGGGACCTACTGATTACAAGTCAATTAAACATTCCATATAAATCAATCGGTTAGCACTTTTCTTGTTACGTGCGAGGCTACGTGAAAGCCGCGCATACCGGAGGCTTCTTGCTGCTTGTTACGTAGCCTAACCAACGCCATCCCGGTTTAGAAAGCAGGCGAGGCGGCGCTGATGGTTTTTGTAATCAAAACGGTAGGGCGGATATTTTTGAAAAATCTGGGAGCGTGTGGGGTATTTTTTGCAGCTTTCCATCAGACACTCTTACTGTTATTCCTGATGAGTCATAATCAACGAGCGACCCTAAGTCCACGCCGTTCAGCCACACAGTGTCTCCAGCATTAAAGGTCTCTCCATTGATAATGAAAGCTTCGCTTTCATTATCAAATCTCGGCACCTTGGACGTATAAGTAAATGTTCGCTTAGGTATGTTACGAGTGGGGGAAGCCTCGATTTCTGCTAGCCTTGACGATATATTTTTTAAAGACTGGAGTATTACGCTTGTATCATTTGACAGTTCAACTCGTTGGGGCAACACGGCGGGGCTAACGCCTAGTAGCTGGATCATAGAGTTGAAGTCATTAGGTTTTTCAGCTGTTTCAGCTACTGCGTTGCGAATGCTATCTTGTTCTTTTTGGACCTCGTCTATTCTCAAAGAGTGTCCATAATCGACGCACCTTAAGCCCTGAATATCGAAAATTCGAGGCGTTATATGATCTTTAATCAAGACCGTGGGCAGGTTAAATGCTTGTCGGACGCCTAGTTCATACAAGACGTTAGGATTTCGCCCGCTTAGATCGCATATTACTAAGTCGCTTTCCACAATTTTTCTTAAAATATCAATTATTATGTAGTTGCTCGCGGCAACCAGGTCCGCACGGTGAGGCGTATATCCAGCTTTGATACATGCAGGTTTAATTAAGTGTTCATAAACTCTCGTGAAATGGCCGGCGTCATAGCCATCCATATCCGCTATTGGCATGATAACGAAACACGTTTTGGTGTCTTGGGTTGCGTCGTTATGCTCGCTAGATTTTTGGTTCGTTGCTACAGGGTTTTTTTCTTTTTGAGTCATGATGAGTCCATTCTGTTGAAACTAAAGACAGGCTGAGCGATTTTAGGCTAGGTACCTTAAACGGATTGTATAATCTATTCCTGTGTGGGAACGATAGCTTTATCACGAGAAACTTCAGTTCGCGGACGGGTCGACGGTGGGGACGCTGTAGTCGTAAACGTCCATCATTTTAGGATCGCGGTGACCGCTGGCCTCTTGCTTATCCGCCCGATTACCCACCGTATCGGTGATGCCGCGTCGTTTTAGGTCGTGAAGGGCAAACCGTTGCTCAGGCGTAATGAACTCGTCCGTTAATGCCAGGGTGATGAAGCGTTGCCACGCCGTGTCCAAGCTGGTTTTGCGAAGTGGCCCACCGTGACTGGCCACTATGATGGTTCTACGTGACGGCGTGATCGGAACCGCAGTTTTGCGCTTGGCCCAAATCTTGTTCCGATAAGCTTTAGCGTTGTCCCAAGCTTCGCGCAGGCGTGGGGTCCAACGCACGATATTGTCCCGACTTCCTTTGCGGCGATTGGTCAGTATTCCGCTCACCAACTCGTTTTCGTCGGTGAGTGTCACAACCTCGATGCCGCGCAACCTGCAGAGGTAGGCCAGTTCCATGACGTAGCCAAGGTATTCGGGGCAACCGCCTTTCTCGTTGCGCTGCAGCAAACCTCTGGCAATTGCCCGGTCGATGAGAGCATCCATGACCAGGTGATTCGGCAGGCGGCGCTGTTTGCGCTCCACGGGCGCTTCAATGCCCAGGGCAGGGTTCACGTCTAGGAAACCCCGATTGCGGCCCCACTGCAGTACACCGCGTAGGTAGCGTAGAGCGTGAGCGGCTTTCGATGGCGTGCCTTCGTCCGCGAGTCGGTCAACGATCCGTTGCACCAGGGCAGAGGTGAATTTCCGAACAGCCAGATCCCCCAGCGGTTTTCCTAGCTTGGTGGGAATGTTCAGAAGCACATCGCGGGAGTAGCAATAATCGTCATGTGTTTTCGAACTGAGCTTCTTGTACCGATCGCTGTCGTGGAACTGCGCGCAAACGTAGCGGAGCGTTCCCCGGTCGACGTTGGAAGCCTCATCCATGATCACGTGCAGTTCTGCAAGCGAAACGCTAGCCGGCGCAATATTGCGCCGGCGCTGTGTACCCGTCTCGTCGCGATGAAGGGTGTAACGGCGCCGCTCATCCCACTGGCGCAGCAGACCTGTTCGGGATCGATGCGGAGGATGTCCAGGGCTCCATTAATGTAGCCGCGCAGATAGCCCGCTTGCTTAGACAGGATTTGGCTGGCCTCTCCTTCTTGGTAATCCCAATGTACTTCCCAGCGGGGGCCGTTCTTGATGACTTCAATTTTCGGAATGGGCGCGACGGTGCGTGACTTCGGCATGTTGTTCTCCAGATCAAAGTCACCAGGCGTAGTGAGCCTGATGTGCTGCCACTTAACGGCTGCTGAAAACTTTTCCAGGTACACCCCCTCCTGACATGTAAGCGGTGTAAGCGGGTCTAAAAATGCCCGAAAGGCGCCGTATTCATTAGGGATTCTCACTTACAGTCGTGTCGGCAAAAAGTGTAAGCCTGGAAATGTTTTCAAAAAAAACCTTTAAAAACAGTAGGTTGATGTCTTTCTCACTTACAGTCACAGACTGTATGGTGCCGACGCTGATCCGACAGTTTACTTACGGTTAAGGGATGGTCCTAAGACATTGAAATATAAGGATTTAAGAGAGATAAGTTCTCTCACTTACACTTCTTACGCACTTTTGATGGGCGCACCGGATAATTTTCCCACATGCGTATTGGGGAGGCTCGGCCCAAGCGTACACAGCAGCAACTCTGGATTTACCGGGCCATTAGCTGACACGTTCGACCATGAATGGAGGGCTCAGCGGGCTCTATGACGGATATTCCGAGTGGAGCGCTCAACCTCAAACGTGCTGATCAAAAAACACTGCGTTTGTGAAACTACGGGCCTCGAAATTGAGGCAGTTTATGAAGGAGGGCCGTACTTACGTCGATGGTTGCGGCTAAACCCATACCCCAGGAGAAAAGCAAAACTAGCCAGAAATAGCAGAATTACTAAGGATTTGGTTCCGCCTTCGAAAAAATCTATCACCCGTTCTGCGTAAGCCAATGTACCTCCAGCCAAGCAAACGATAGTGATCATCCGAACAGCTGTATCTACTTTGAGTCCATTTCTGGATCCTGCCATAAAGAAGAAAAAGCCGTACATCGACAAAGATAAGAAAACCAACGTAGCGGATGTGACTACGCGTCCGACCTGAGAGCTTTGCTTTGTCTGGTCTTCATAGACCACTTCCTTGACGCCTGCGATCCGTGCTCCTACCAAAAAGTCAGGCATACCGGAGCTTACGAGCGTGATCTTGATTTGATCTTTGGGATTCGACAGGAAGGCCGGAATTTTTAGCTTTCCATCTTCGAGTAGAATTTTTGCCGGTATGTCATCAGGCTCCGTGCCGGTGATTTGGGCAGATATCAGCTTCGAGTATCGTGAGCTCAGCATTATAGGAGTTTCAAAATCTGAGCTGGCTATAGGCTTAGAGCCAGTATTGATCAGCACGAGAGAGGAAATGTACGGCGACTTAATTTGCGTGCCATTCACCGTAATTTGTAGATCGTGAAGCTCTGAGTACACAGGCTCTTGCAGCCCGGAAGATGTAACGAGGCGTAGCGTAAGTGAGTGGCTGTTCAGTTCTGCTTGCGAGAAATAAAATGGTATTGCTAGGCCTACAACGCCTATAGCAAGCGTTGTGAAGTACTTCCAGTCCATTCCTAGCATTTTCATGCGCCCACTCTCCGTTCATAACGCGCCAGTTTTTTTCAACCTGCGTAGCCCCGTGTTTCCTTGTTTATGGGCATCGCTGTCGAAAGATCGGCTTCGACCTTGTTACGTGGTTTGTTACGTTTTCAGGAAAAAAAAAGGCCTGCATCGCTGCAAGCCTTTGATTTTAAATGGTGCCGGCACCAGGAGTCGAACCCGGGACCTACTGATTACAAGTCCAAACAGAAGGCCAGTACCCATTGGGGAAGAGCTTGGCGTCCATGATTTTCTGTCATATATGGGAAATGTGAGGCCTATTTTCCCGTTTGATGTGGACACTTTGTGGACACTTTTCCTGCTTTGGGCTTCGCGTGGCTTCGTGATATTTCACGGTGTGAAATCCGTCCTTCCCCCAGTTTAGGCTTGGTTTCCATTGCTTCGGAGCTGTCATTTCTGGGTATGCTCGCTTTCGCGAAATGCCTCAGACACGCCCCGTCGGCGGGAGGGGGAAAAGTGCTTTCTTGGGTATTTTTTTCTACGTCGAGAGAGTTATCACCCTTGCATTTCGTCGGCTGGATCAATATCAGGGTCATTGCACCAATATACTGTATGTATAAACAGTAATTGGTAGCCTTCCCTTGAGGAGTCTCGTCGATGAATGACCTCCCAGTGTCAAGATCTCTCACAACATGGTTGGCTCTACTGAATGATGAAGGTGCGTTGCTTTTGCACCCAGGACAGCACCATAAAAAATTGGTTGATGGAGCCAACGCGTTGCACCGGGCTCAGATAATTAATCAGGCTGACCTCGGTGATTTACTTGAGCAGGCAGACGGTGCCCTGGCTTATGCCGTGGAGGCTCTGCTGGATGAAGGCTATGGCGAGTAGGCAGGATTTTCCATGCATATGCTGATTACGCCTATGCGCTGCAAAGGCGTAGCTTTAACCGCGCAGGAACGGCGACGCTACAATGCAATCAGGGGTGACGTTCTGGTTTCTGCCAGCGCGTGTAACGAACTCGGCCGCAGCTCGAATGTTGCGTGTGTGCGGGTCGGTATGCCTTTGGAGCCAGAACCATTGCCCCGGCTGTTGGATGCGACGTTATCCGGGATGGCCCCGACAGGCTTTGTATTGAGCGGTATTGAGTACGTTGAAGGCTGCGCGTATGCGCAATCTTGGTGGTGCCGGCTAGGCTAGCTGCGGGAAGGACAGGATGGGAATTACCAGTAATCAGGTTTAACAGCTGGTTTCTTGCGTGTGGGTACCCGAGAGGGAAGTTGGTGATTTGCAAGTTCAACCTCGGTCACCACATGGCGCATCCAATCGGCATACTGCTTGAGGGAGCCAGGCACCGTGCGTTGGACGCCTTCGCGGTGCGGCAGAATGACCCCTATGCGAAGCTCAGGAAAATCCTCTCGAAGCGCTCTCAAAGCGGGTGTCATGTCCGTATCGCCAGAAACCAGGACGATTTGCTGAGTGCGCTCCTCAGGCGGTAAGCGTTCTTCGCGACATGCAAGGCGATACATACTGATGGCAATGTGAACGTCTGTCTCCTTTTCCTCTAGCTTCCAGACCTCGACTTGGTCTGCTCTGGAAGCAGGGGTTTCTTTATTGATGAAGCGCGGTGCCTTGCCTGACTCAAGCTGATGGCGTCCATAAAACACCTGTACATCGCGCGCAATCAAGGCACGTAGATACGAGTCTTGAGCTTCTTTGGATGCTATGCCGCGGCTGGCGAGTGATGGCTTCACGCCTGAGGTGAAGAAGCTGATGGCGTTGATTGTGTTGTCAGGATGCTCAACGCGAACGATATGTGACAGCAGAGAGGGGAGGTCGAGCCATTTGTATGGCGTGCCCGCTAGGAGGCCATAAAAGAGGTTGTATCCATCTACAAAGCAGGCTGTACGCAAGACTCAATCCTTAGAAACGAAAAAACCGGCACAAGGGCCGGTTTTTTCACCCCAACGGCCAGAGAACTGAATCGCTGCGTACGGGGCTGAGTAGTGGGATTAATGATGGGCATAGTTGCCGTCGATGTCAACTGCTTAGCTATTGCTAAGCTTCATCACTGCCAACCATCGAATAGCCGCAAACAAAAAAGAACCGGATACGCGGTAGCATGTCGCTACGGGCATTTTTACTCAATGTATGCCTTCAAGGCGAACGGCTGGAAATCGTGAGATCGTGTTACGAACTGCGATTGGTCTGTTTCGACAAGGTTGATTCATGGGCATTACAGATTGGGCCTCGATCACCGCGTGCGTAATCTCGGCAGCTGCATTCGGCCTTTCCTATTGGGCATGGGCACAGACACAAAACTCGATGAGCCTTTACTTAGGCAACGATGGAGCGGGTCTGTATCTGGACCTAACAAACAACAGTCCCCATGCTGTGACCGTTGTGGACTTCGGTGTTGTGAAGCCCGATGGACGTCGTTCGAGCTTTCAGGACGAGTTCGGGATGCGTTTACGCATTGATCCGAGAGATGTTTATGAGCTGCGAATTCCCGATGACGCTGTCAGACGCATTCGAATACTGAAGGGAGGCTCAAGTCGGTGGTGCTGCTACGTGCAACTGGCCACAGGCCAAAGGTTCTACGCAATCGGTCGTATCAAGCGTTCATGGTGGTGGTGCCATGGATGGGCGAATGGAAGCCGCCGAGCTTAGAGGGAGCGGAATTGATGAGCGGCGGCAGCCTCGTCCCGCTTAAATTTCCAACCCACACAGCTTTAGGAACTGTCTGGTATACCCACAAGCAGTGTCTGCCGATTATGGCTATTCCCTGGGCATTTGGACGCAAGAAGCGCTACCAAGACACCCCTATGCGGAATTTTCGACTCAATTCTTTCGATCGCTCTTGCGACATTCACCCTGTTTTTTCGACGTAGACCGAGCTTCCTGCATTTCCTCACGTGCTCGCACCGACAGGCGAGAGCTGTTCAGCCGGAGAAGTAGCTACGTTCATCTCCAATGAGATCGAATTCTTCATCGTCGGCCCGGTGAGGTTACGCGGTGATTTCAATTGCCAGACGAATGGTTGGCCGCTTAGGTATTCCGCACCAAGCGCCGGAGACGTTGATGAATAGTGCTTCGAAAACGTTTACGAATAGCTAAACAGATTCCTATCCCCCGCTACGGTGCTGAGTCAGGTGAACATTGCATTTGCAAAGTTACAAGAAAAGATAATAGTATGCGTGTAAGGTCGAATAAATCACTGGAGAGGTTGACACACGTGTCAACCGTGAATTCGCCTAAACCCAAACCGTGCACAGACGAGAAGCTACCTCCATTGACCTACGGAGGATTACCCATGAGCCAAAATCTATTCGAGCTTTTCACAGATGATCCTGTGGAATACAACATGAAGCACCTGAAAACCCAGCTTTTCATGGTGCTGATCGCGCTAATCCGCCAAAAAGGCTGGACGCAGTCTGCGGCTGCTCAAGAGCTGAGCATTACGAGGCCGCGCATGAGTAACCTATTCAAAGGATATTTAGAGAAGTTTTCTATCGATGCGCTGCTAGAGATGCTGGTGCGAATCGGCTACAAGGTAGATGCAGATTTCGATCCAGAAAATACAGCTCGACCGTTGGTGGTGAATCTGAAAAAAGCGGTGCTCTAAAACACCGCTGTCCTCACGCTTAGGCAGCTTTGGGTTCGTTTCTCAAAGCCTTCATGCGCTTTCCAACCACGTTTTTGATCTGCCGATCTTGTCCATTCGTGGTTTTCTCACAAGCATGCATCACTACAAGCTGCCCTGGCAGGCCGGTGTAGTAGATGCACCGCCATGCGGGGCTCCCGTTGATGCAGAGCTCATAGACTCCATGTCCCAAAGAACTCAGCGGGCTTGAATCACAGGTCAAGTCCTCGTTCGCTGCCTTGAGCTGCAGATTGAGGAGGAAGCGGTCTCGTTCCCTTGCGGGCAATTTGCTCATTTCCTTCAAAACCGACTTTTCAGGGTAGAAACTGATATGTAACGGTTTACGGCTGCTTTCGTTGATGTCGCGTTTTTTCTGGGCCACGGTGTGGGTCCCTCCAATGGATGGTTAAAGGCTTCAGGAAAGGTTTCATTGATACTTCCTCTTGATTTAGGTGGGTAAGAGAGCCAAACCAATAAACTGATTTGCCCGCTCCGACTTGCTTACTGGTTTGTCCAGTGGGCAAATCCCGTGTCGCCAAGGAGTTGGCTGACAGACAAGATGTTATCAGAAAATGTAACGGCGTGGTTCGAGTAGGTGCACTAGTTCAGTTGAACTTCACTATGTTTTTTTGAGCATCGAGTGGGGATCTTCATTGGACGCGATCAGTGAAATGTGCAGGGAAACGTTTTCTTTGATTTCGCCGGCCCTCAAGGCATGAGTAGAGAGCAAAGGGTCACTGCCTACTGCCTCTCGGAGTAGTCGACGTTTGCCTGACACTTTATGGATTAGCTGAGTCGACCATGTAGTGAGGTATGGTTTATTGCCATATCAACCTCCGCCCAACCCACTCCGCCACCTGCGTAACAACGGCATTTCCGGCACCAAAAGCCTCCGCAAGGTTGGCCGCATCCAATCCGAGGCAAACCCCATCATTTTCAGCCGTTCGCTGCCGCTCAACCATCTGACCCCATCCGTCCGGTTCAGCGACGAAAGTGGTACAGCCCATAGCGATCTGTGATCCGGCTTTGTTTGCCAATAAAGTATTGGCAGCCCAGGCATCCGCGGGCCGTGGCCAGTGCTGCGATTGAGACGCTGGAGATATTGCGTCCACTGGCGCGGCGTCAGCCAGGAGCTGGATGGGGGGCATTCGTCTATAACCCGCGACCAGGAATACGCGGCGACGTTGCTGGGGGACTCCGAAATATTGAGCATTAAGCACTCGCCAAAATCCCACATACCCGCAGTCCGCAAGGGCCCGGATGACTGTCTCAAAGTCGCGGCTATCGTTGACAGCGAGCAGGTTAACGACGTTCTCAAGGACCACCCAGCGAGGTTGTGTTTCCTTGAGGATTCGTATGACTTCCCAAAACAACCCGCTTCTCTCGCCTTGCAGTCCACGGGGTGCATGGCTGCCGGCGATGCTGATGTCCTGGCAGGGGAAGCCGGCGGTGATGACATCGACGGCAGACAGGTTGTGGGCCCCGCACTCGCGCACGTCTTCAAATTGGCGTGCATGGGGAAATCGATCGGCAAGCACAGCCCGGTTGATGGGGTTGAGCTCGACTTGCCAGGCGGTGCGGTATCCGGCGTTTTCAAATCCGACATCAAAGCCTCCTATGCCTGCGAACAGGCTCCCAATGGTGGGTTGCTGCATTCGTGAACTCGTTGTTCTGGATGCTCGCGGCATGCTGATGGGAGGCTCTGGGCCTTCAAGTGGTTGAATGTCCGACAGCGCGGGCACTTGATCTGTAATTCATCGAAACCGCGAACAAGAGCGAGCTTGCGTGCGCAGTGGCCGCAGCGTAATGCCTGCATTAAATGCACCGATATTGATATATGAATTATTTCGAAACGTTCTTTGAAACTGTCATTTCTCACAGGTTACGGGGTGTTATCGGGTGGGCAAAAATAGGCTTTCATGTATTGTGAGGAAACCAGAAATGGAAAAAGTGATTAAGGTGATAAACGTTCCAGGTACAGAGACTCCGGCGCATGTGGGGGAGTTACTCCAATCAAGGCATAAAGGAGTAATGTTTGGACTGTCGGCGAAGGATGTATATGACGACTCATATGACTACTCCTATAGACTCTCGGGGGGGGATAACCTAGTCAACTCTATTGCTGACGTTATTGACTATTTGGATCTTGTTATCAAGGCGCGGTAAATATCCGGGAATTGCTCTATGTATTGATGGTGATTTCATTGAGTTTTGTCATTTTGTGTTTGAGCATTGTTTGGATTTCAATGAAATCATTGGCGTTGTCGGGTGGTGGGGTTAGACCATGCTTGTGCGACGCGATGGAACTATTCATTTGATCTACTAGTTCAAAAAGATCAAGCAACACCTGTAGCACGTTTATATCTTTAGATCCTAACCAGGTTTTGGGTGAAACGAGGTGTTGTTTGATCGCCGCCACGCTTTCCCGCATACCAAGGATCTTCTCCTGCATGTCGCCAGCGATGGTCGCGTTGTGTTTTTGGCCGACCACCAGGTTCAAATCCCGCCCGGTAGCCATGTGCAGGTCATCAACCGCCGCCAGGCTGGCCGACCCGCCTGACAGCAACTTCAACGCGCCCAACGCCTCGACGGTCTTTATCCCCCCAACCGATTCCGTACTGTGGTCGTCCACCTCCACGATGCTGACCTGATACCGTTCTGCATTCTCAAGCGCCTGCACCTGGCGCTCGCTGGCCCGGTCCGTAATCGTCGCGTCTGTCACTCGCAACCAATTCCCCTCGGCGTCGGCCCGCTGTTGCACCGCCTCACTGTGCTGCCAAACCTGATCCCCCTTCGGCACCCGGGGCAGGCTCAACCCATGCGGCAAGATCTGCAAAATGAACGGCTTGTTCGGCAGCCCATAGGCAAAGCTGACCACCACGACGGTGCCTTCCTGGGGGAATCCATAGAAGCCCATCTCGGCACCGCCGCCGGGAACGGGCAGCGCAACGCCCAGCAGATGGGGTAGATCAGCATTCACTTCACCGTCCGGCCCCAGCACTTCAAGGTCGACGGCATAGCGCGGGCGGAAGTCGTCACACAGTCCAGCCTCTAAAGGTGGATCGGCAACGGCCAGCACCCGGGCAAAACGGGGAAGGTGATAGGCGCCGGCTAATTCCGGGAAGCGCCTTTCGACAATGCGGGTTACGGCTTCTTCCACTTGAGCACCATTTGCGTGCCGGTCAGCGTCACAGCGGTGATGCGCTGACCGTGGTTGATCATTGCGCCAGGGCGCAGGCCGGGTAGGGCGGCGATCTCGGCGCTTTGGTTGCCTTGGCAGCTGTCGAACAGCTCAACGGGCAGTTGCAGCGCCGGGCGCAGGCCCCAGTAACTGTCGGCCCAACTGCCAATGAACACCTCGCCGTCGCCCTGTTGATGCCAGATAAAATCGGGGATGTTGAACACCTGGGCCAGGCTGTCCATGGCTTGAACGCCGCCGCCCAGGGAATAGAAGTAGGGCACGCGCACCCGTGCGTACGGCGCATCTGGCACCCGAAAGCGCAGACCGGTCACGCGGCTGACCTCGACCAGTACGGCGCGAAGGTCCACATGCCGCAAGGCCATGGGCAATGGGTAGTCGAGTACTGCCGCGACCTCCCGGCAGAACAGCACCTGTTCCTGGCTATTGGCTGTGGTGCAGCGCTCTACATAGCCGACGAAGTGCCGGTGAAGTGGCTTGTCGTTGTAGCCCAGGTCGAGCGTCACCAGTCCGCGCTGGGCAGTGGGGGATTTGATCGTGAAGCTGGCACGGCCTGGGGTGCGCAGCTCCAGCCTGACATCGTGCTGTACCAGGTCAAAGGGTTGGCCGTTTATCCTTACCATTATATGGGGCTTCAAGAGATGGGCCCCACATAGTCGTCCACGCGCTTCAAGATCCGCTCAAACCCGCTTAACTCGGGCGCATCCGGTTCTCTCGATGGCGCAGCCACGCTGTCCCCGGTGCCGCCTTGCTGTTGCACGTTTTTATCAGGCCGACGCGTTTCCACCCGCTCAGGATTCGACAACCGCTCAGTCAACGTAAACTGCACCCGCCACGCGGCCAGGCTGTCATCCTCCCGCGCGGTAATCGTGTCGCTGAACGTCACCTGCCGTACGCCGAACGCCTCGGCCGTGTCATTGACCACCCGATAGGTTTTGAGCTGCCCGCCACTCGCCGTGGCTTCCGCCAAGCGCATGACCTCCACCAGATGCTGCCGATCGCGATAAGGAATCAACAGTGAAACCGTCAGTGCCTTGGGCTTGAAGCCCTTATGCGCGCTGTCGGTGTTGCTGGTCTGCCCCGACAGATCGCCGCTCTCGATCCGCAGGTTGGCCGTGACCTTCAACGATTTGCCGTTGATCTTCTGACCATCGAGCAGCAGCGTCATAGGCCCACCAGCTCCTGCACGAAGCTCAACCCATCCTTCGGCCCGACCAACAGCAGCCCCGCGCACAGCACCCATTCATGGCCGGGCGCTGCGTCGGACAACAACTGCCGGCGCAATTCGCCGCCACTTCCCGGGCCAATCAAGCGGGCGACCATGGCCGTATCCGGCCTTGGATTGGCCAACTGCATCTGCAGATCCTTCAACTGCTGATCCCGCGCCGCCGCTTGCCCTGCCTTACGGGCAGCAAGCGCAGACAAATCCGCCAGCGGTGAACTGTCCGCCGTGTAGCTTTCCAGCGCGGCCAACTGCCCCGACAGCGAACGCTTCGCCGCCTGGGTAATGGTGCAGCGTTCCAACGGCAAGGTGCCCCAGCTCGGTAGCGCGGCGGCGGTAGGCAACTCCCATTTTTCCGTCTCAAGCTGAGATAGGTACCGTGCTCGTTTCTCGGCGCGCTGCAACTCCGGTATCGGCATTAAGGTATTGAACCGGGCCAGCGCGTTAGCCAGCTGCTTATAGTGGGTGGTTAAAAACATCAACGCCAACGCGTGACCGCCAGCCCTGTCCAGCAGCTTGTCGGCCAGCAACTGCAACAGGTTCGGTGCAGACAAAAAACGCTGATACCCACGGCCCTGTCCAACACCGCTTTGAAACGGCGTAATCACCATGCAGGCGGGCGCCTGCCCCATCTGCCCGGCCATGGCAGCACGCCCGGCGGTGACGGCAGCTTTTGCAGCGGGCCCAACCGGGCCTGGGTTGGTGATCGCCAAACCATCCAGTTCAGCAAGGCGCTTGGCAGTGCTTTCCAGCTCAGTGCCGGCCATCGTTTTCGCCGGCCCCAGATCGTCCATCCACTTTGTTGCTTGAGCAGGCCAACGCATGGCCACTGGCGCCCAGGTCACTCTGGCACGCCCCACTCAATGGCCTGCATCGCCGCCAAGTCTTTATCAGTGAGGGTTTTTGCCAATGCCCGTTTCAACACGTCGGCGTGCTGCAGCGCGGTTTGCTTATGCTTGAGCAGGTGCAGGCCCACGGCATAGAGTTGATCGTCGGTATGGTCGCGGTAGGTCTTCTGTTCGTCATCACCGTAGCAAGGGTAAGGCGCGTCCAGCCCGCTCAAAACCAGCCCCGTCAGGTTCAGTTGGTCCTCTATCGCGCTGTCGTAACGGTAAGTTTGCCCCAGGGCGTCAGAGGTAAAACCGGAGGCGATCAGTGCGGCGCAGCGGCTGTTGATCATCTCCAGCTTCTGCGGATACAGCCGAGCCAGCACTGTGTCCAGGTCGTCGACCCAACGGCCGTTTTTCCATACCTGCCCTGGTTGCGGGCGCAGCACGGTATAGCCGTTGGGGATAGGCCCTACGCCGGTTAACGTCAGCGGCTCGCGGGTACTGGTGTGGTAGACGATCAACCCATTGAAGTAGTCCAGCAATTGCCAGCGCTTGCCGTTCCAGTGCTGGATTTTGTCTTCAGGCGCCTCGGGTGGGGCCACTTCTACACAGCCACCTGGCATCAGGAACACACCCGGCTCCAGCGGGGACTCATCGGCGGTGACGGGGCCCACATACAGGCCCAGGTGGTTGGTTTGGTACACGGTTTTGGTCAGCATGTCGGGCCTCAGTATTTGATGCAGATGAGCAGCGCCTGGTTGACCGGGCGTGCCTCACCGCCGCCGGATGTGGCGATAGTCACACTGTGCGTGTGCGCGGGTTGCTGGCCGGTGGTTGCGTCGTGAGTGTGGTTTCCGCCGCTGGCCACGCTGATGTTGTGTGTGTGAGCGCCTGCGGCTGAGGTATTTGCACCGTGAGACGCGCCCACGGAGTAGTGACCGCCGCCCTGGCCCGAGGCGATGTTTAGAGCGATTGGCCAAGTCAGGTGGCTGTGTACACCTTGCACGTCGCTGGATGCGGCGTGGGCGTGCTCGCCATTGGCGCTGATCGTGATGCTATGGTTGTGCGCGCCTTGGGCGTCAACGCTGGCCACATGATCATGCGCCGCGTTTTGACCGAGCTGATCACTGCCCAGTGCCCGGCCTGCATCCAGCCCACGTCCTTCATCCAGGCCACGCACAAACAGCCCGCGACTGTCGCCGATATTGAACGTGGTGCTGCCATCGCCGGCACCGTAACGCGTGCCGATCACGGCGAATAGTTTGGCGAAGACCGTCCGGGACACGTTGGCGCCGTTGCGCTTGAGCCAGCCCGGCGGGGCGGTGGGCATGTCGAAGGCAGCAACCATACCCACCAACGAATCGCTGATTTTCTGGTCCAGATTGTTCAGCGCCTTGGTGGTGGCCAGGATCTCGCTGCTATTGGTTGCCGGGTCATCGCTTTTCTCGTTGGGCAATTGATCCAGCCCCACGTCAGCCTTGGTCGTCGCCCGTGCGCGCAGCTCTTTGTAATCCCCGTTTCGAAATGCAAATTGCTGTACCAGTGGACCGTTGATCGGCTCTACATTGCGTAAGTCCGTCACAGATCGCGAATCGGCCAACTGTGCCAGGGGGACGCAGTAATGTTGAACGCCCGCAACGTCTTTGTAATCGGGCAGATCTTCGCCCCACGCCATTGACCACTGCACGCCCACGCTGTTTTCCTGGCGCACAAGGGCCACGTCCAGATACGCCTTGGTGGGAAGCTCGGGCGGTTCGACAGGAAGGGCGTCTGCCTGATGAATACGCAGGCCTTCGACATACGCCAACCCAGGCTTGAGCTGGTAAGCCCCCTCAACCTGCACCAACTGCAACCCATCACCAAAGAAACACGCCCGCCCAAACACGTCCCGATTCGCCAACCGCTCGCGCTCATCGATGTCGCGCAGGCGCACCGTAAAGTCATGCTGCCAAGTACTGGCGTCGATGGTCACCGCGGTCAGTTCTTGGGCCCCATCAAACACCAGCAGCATGTTGCGCGTGACGTTGTTGCCGATCTGATGCGGCGGGATGTTCTTACGCTTTTGCTGCACCGGCACGTACCCCACGGCCAGCAGCACATCTTCATCACTGACCAAGCCGATCCAGTTCCAGTCGAAGTCGCCGATATCGCTGCCCATCATCAGGCTGTACACCACCTGATTAGGGTTCACGAAGCCTTTCTGGGTGTAGATCTGGGTGTGCACGATCTGCCCCGGCGGTGGCCTTGGCGCGTCTCGGTCCACTGGTTTTGTCGGGTCCAGGTTCGGCACCAGAGCCAGCACAAAGCGGCGGACTAGCAGCACTTCATGGGCGGCCTGTTTCTCGGCAATCAGCCGTTCGCCGGCGCGGGTAATGCTCGCGGTCATGGCGGGCTCCTAGAGCGTGGCGACCAGCGTTTGCTGGTCGTCGTTAAAGTCGGCCAGCGCCATCAGCAGCGTGACGGGGGTGATCGTCTCGAAGTCGTAGCGGCGGCACGTGCGTCCGTATTGCTGCACGATCACGCGCAGCAACTCGGGGTTGTCCGAGAGCTGCGAGTCACTGAGTTTGAGTACCACCACGTCCCAATCCCGTTCGGGCAGGCGTTCTTCGATCTCCACATAGCCGACGCCCAGACGATTGAGGATCCGCATCAGCCCCGCTGTAGAACCGGCGTCGACAGAGTTGATGAAGGCGAATTTCACGCGCATGCGATAGAGGCTTTCCGACTCGCCGCGATAGCGGGTAATGTCGCGCTGCCAGGCAATTAGGTCGAGAATGGTCAGGTGACAGTGCTCCGCGTCCATTTGCAGCAAAGGCCACTGCACCCAGTCCTCGACGGTTTCCCACCAGGCTTGGGCGATGGATTTGAGCTTGGTCAGCTCGCCGGCATTCAGCCAAAAGGGCAGGTTTAGCTTAAGCATCGAGCAGCACCTCGAGGGCTTCGATCCGGGGAATGTTCAGCTCTGAGAGGATGTCGGCATTGCTGAACCGCAGGGATTCAATGCGTGGGAATTGTGCGTGCAGCTCTTCGCCCAATCGGCTGAATGAAAACCGCGACTGTGGATAAGTCAGCGTCGGCTGATAATCGGCCGCAGTGCTTTCCCGGAAGGCGGCACGGATGAATTGTTCGATCTGCGTGGCGAGCTGACGGCGCTGGTCCTGGGTCAGGTTGGCACGCGGCCATACCTTCACCTCAAGCGTGTGCACAGTCTCGGGCATCACGTAGACCATCAGATCGTCACCGTGGCCATGGTTGCCGTCGTCGCGGATGTGCGCGTTGATCTTCTCCAGGTACTCGTCTGCCGGCACCCCGGCGTCGAACAGCACGTAAGCATTGGCGCTGCCGGGCCCACGTGGCGCTCCGTGTTTGAAGTACACACCGTCGGGGTGCACACCGGGAAAGGCGGTGATCATGGCGCGGTACACTGCGTCGGTGTGGTACTGGTTCACCGCTGAAAACTGATTGCGCACCCGCAGGCGCAGCTGGTCGTTGGGTTCGGCGTCGGCGCCCGGTTGGGTCAGCCAATCGTCGGTGTTGACCACCTGCACAATGCCCGGTACCGGCACCGGCAGAATGGCGTAGTAACCCGGCGCCAGGTTGTAGCCGCTGCCAGCCTCAATGGCCTCGACGGGGATAGCCAGTTGAGCTTCGCCGTCAGCAAAGGTGCCGGGCAGGGTAGTGATCAGCTCGTAAACATGCCCGTTGATGGCGGCCGATTGCACCCGCGTACCCGCTGGCACCTCAAGCGTCCCTGCCGCTGTGGCGCGGGTAAACAACAACGCGCCTAGGGCTTTGGTCGAGGGCTTGCGCTCAACGTTGACCGCCCAGGCGAGCGTATCCAGCCAGGCATCCACGGCGGTCTGCACAAAAAAGTTGGGCAGCACCGTGTCGATGATGAACTGGATCAGCCATAACACCGGCTGAGTCACCAGCGCCGACACGATGCGCCAGAACGGCGAATAGGCGCTGGTGTTGCTGATCTTGCTGCCTTGTTCGGCGGCCTGTTTTTCCCAGGCCTTTTTCAGTTCGGCCTCGGTGGTGGGGATGTTGGCGTCCCGCAGCGCCTGCTTAAAATCCGCGCTCACACCATCACCTTCACATCGCCGAATTTCACGGTGGCTGCGGTTACCAGGTACTCGCCTGGCGCTTGCCGCAGGATCCTTACCGTGCCGGGCACCAGACGCACGTCGTCTTCCACGCGCAGCTCCAGCTGTTGCAGGCAATCGCGCTGGCGCAGTGGGTCGCGCTCGGCGATCAGGGTTACCAACAAGCCGCTTTCGCGGATCATGTGCGCGATGTCCTGAGCGATGCTGGCGCGGTCATCGATCAGCAGCGGTTGGTTGGACGGGTCCAGCACCAGGTCATTGCCGGCAATCAGCAGGTCGATGTAATCGCTCATCCCGCCATCCCCAGCAGCCCTTCCAGCTCATGGGCGGTCATGGGCTTGTTAGTGTGGATCTCGATTTTTTCCACATGGGTGCCCCGATTCTGCGTGGCGGTGTTTTGGATGCTGGTGAGCAAACCGCCCGGTGGCACGGCGTTGGCGCGGTTGGGGGAAAGCGAAGGGATTGCCGCGTTAATCGTTTGTTGGGCGCGCTGCGCGGCCTCAAGGCTGTCGAGGTCCGGCCCGGTTGGCAGTGCGCCAAACCGCGCCTGGATGTCCACGCCGGGAATGGTGTTGAGCATCGCGATCAGGCCGTTGATGGCGCTGTGAAAGATCGCAACGATCCCATCCCACGCGGCTTTGGCCATGCCCGACCAACCGCCCATGGCATCGAACCAGGCCGACAGCGCCGCCAACTGCTCGCTGACCCACTGGAACGCGGCGGTGTTCATCAGGGCTGTAGTCCACTCACCCCAGAAATAAACGACCGCCACGATCACCGCCACCAGGGCAACAATGCCCAACACAATCCAGGTCACCGGGTTGGCCCACAGCGCGGCGTTGGTCAGCCAGATCGCGGCCTGCCACAGCGTCATCGCGCCTTTGACCAGACCGAACCACAGCACCAGCGACGCCAGGCCCGCCACGTACAGTGTCACCAGCAGGATCTGCATCAGGTACGCGCCGACGCTGCGCCACGCCACTAGGTTCAGCAGCTTCCACAGCGCGATAACCGGGACGGCCACGGTGCGCCACACGCCAAAGGTGAAGGTCATCAGCGCGACGAGGGCGGTCAGCCCGAGGACGGTGAGCGCGGTCAAGCCGATCACCCGCGTCAGGTTGGGAAACAACGTGGTCCAACGCACCACCGACGAGCCGCCCTCGGCCAGCCGCTCAATGATCGGGTTAAGCGTGGGCAGCAGCTTCTGGCCGAAGGCGATGCGCACTGCCAGGACGGCGTGTTCAAAGCGCTCCCACGGGTCCGCAATGGTCCTGGCCATCTTCTCGGCCTGTTCCATGCCTTTGACTTTGCCCAATTGATCGATGCTGTTGGCCAGGTCGCCGGTCTTGGGCAGCAGCTGAGTAATCAGCCCCATCGCCTGCTTGCCGCCGAAGGCCTTGCTGATCAGATCGGTTTCAGCGGCATCCAACTCACCATACTTGGCGTTGATCTTCGCCAGGATGTCGAGCATCGGCAGCAAGCGGCCCTTGCTGTCGGTGAACGACAAGCCCAGCTTGGCCTGCGCGCCGTAGGCCCCGGCGAGAAAGGCGCGGTACTTGGTCCCGGCTTCGCCGCCGCTCATGGTCGCCTGCAGCGTGCCCAGGATGGCGATCTGTTCGGCCGCCTGGATACCTGCCGACGTCGCGCTGGCGCCGAGCGCGGTAAACGCGTTGCTCATGCCCTGGCCAGTGGTCTTGAACATCTGCACGGCGGTGGCGGTTTGCCCGGTCAGTTGCTCAACCCAGGCGACCTTACCCATGGCGTCGGCCTGTTTCTGAAAGATCCCGTACATCGTGCCGACGTAACCGGTCACGGTCGCCGCGTCGGCTTTGGTTGCCTTGGCTAGCACGTTGGACGCGTTGGTAAACACGGCCAGCTGGTTGCCTGTGAGCCCCGCAATAGCGCTCTGAATGTCATAGGCCGAACGCACAAACCCGGTAGCGCTTTCGCCGTAGGCAATGCTGAATTGCAAGGACTTCTGGTTGAGCAGATCCAGCGCATCCGCCGCCACGCCCAGGCTTTCCACTTCGCCCAGCGCGGCGTTCTGACCCAGCGCCGGGGCCATGGCGGCCTTGAGTGCGTGTGCCGCGCCGATCATACCGGCCATGCCTACGCCCATCTGCACCAGGCCTTTTTGACCTTGCATCGCCAAATCGCTAAAGCCGGTTTTGACCTTGCCCAGGGGCTGGCTCACGCGGTCTACCAGGCGCAGGATGAAGTCGAGTTTGCTGGTGGCGGCTGCGCTCATTTAAGCCAACACCACAGTACCTGCGGCACCCACGGTTTTCAGGCGCTCTTGAGCGATTTGCACGTTGTGCTGCAGGGCTTCACTGGCCAGCCATCGGTAGCCCTCAAGCGCAGCAGCTACCAGCGTGCTTCCCGAGCCTGCAAACGGGTCGAGAATGACGCCACCAGGCTCGCAAATTTTAACGAGGGCCCGCATGAGCGCAGTGGGTTTTCCCGTGATATGAAATTTGTCTTTTCGGCGTACCGGTTCGCGAACAACACCGGGCAGAGGGGGCACGGATCGGCCGAGCGGCATTGCGCCTTTGCTGCCCCAGACGATGTACTCGGCCTGAGCGCTGAAGCGGCCCTTCTGCGGACGTACTCCCTCGGTCTTGTCCCATACAGCGATGCCGCGCCAGGTGAAGTCTGCCGCCTGTAGTGCATCGGTGGTCAGAGGCAATTGCCGCCAATCGCTGAATAGGCAAACCGGTGCCCCGGTTTTCAAAGCCCTGAATGCTTCGGTCAGCCACAGCACGTACCACCGCAAATGGGAGCGCTGGTCGCGCTGATCACCCATAAATTCTGGGTACAGGACGCTGCCGCCACTCTGTAAATACTTCTCCGAGGGCGCTTGTTGGCGCGCCCCTACGTGCAAGCCGCCGCTTGAGTACGGCGGATCTGTAATCAAGGCATCTACAGAGCAGTCGGGAATCTGTTCGAGGTAACGCAAACAGTCGCCGTGAAACATTAGGTTTTCCAACGAAAATCACCCTTTCAACGCCCTGGCAATCCCGTTCGCCACGGCGATCTCCATGCGTTTCCAATACTCACTTTCCAGCCACATGGCCGTGCCCAGGTTGTCCGCCGTAGGCTCGGCGCCGGGTAGCCAGCGCTCGTTCAGGGCCAGCAGTTGGCCCAGGCTGTCGTCGTTTAAGCGGTCAGCACGGCCGAGGGCTTTTTTACGACGACTTCAACGTCGGGCGCGTACTCATCCAGCAGCGTGCCGGCCAGTTGCATCGTGAACACCGGGTTGCGCAGCAGCGGGCGCAGCGCGTCGAGGTGGGCGGGTAACACGGTGGTGGTCAGCAGGTTGTTGGACGGCGCCACCTTGTTGTTGGGGGTGACGGCGTTGAAGTACTTGGTCACGTCCTGGGGGGCGAGGGTAAAGGTGAAGTCCTGTTCGCCGATGGCCAGGGTGATGTCGCGGCGCTCGCTCATGGTTGGGCTCTTTGGTTGAGGTTGGAGAAATAGGTGTCTAGGCACTGTTCCAGGCGTTTTTCGAAACGGTGTTCCAGCTTGTCCAGGGCCTTGTCGAAGGCTTCCAGGCGCCCGTTGTGGGTGGCCATCTCGATGCGCAGTTCCAGGTTTTCGCGGCGGGCGGCGTTGACCTGGCGGAACAGGTAGATCTGGAAGCCGGCGACCCAGGTGAGTACCAACTCGGTCAGCAGCAACATGGCGCTGATGTGCAGCGGGGACATTTCCATCATGGCTCGCCCCAGGCGCCGCGCCCGCCGAGGCGCACTGCTTGCCACAGCAGCCAGGCCAATGTGGCGTCGGTGCCTTCCTCCAGCAGGGCTTCGTAGAAGATCCGGTCGGCTTCGTGCTTGGTGAAACGGTGGGCCTGATCGGTGTAGAGATAGTCATGCAGCACGGCGGGCCGGCGAATAGTTGGCGCTTGGGTGTCGACCCAGTGGCGAGCGATGCGCGGCACGCTGGCCAGGTCCGACAGGTAACCCGCGTGGACGCGAATCGAGCGACCGTCGCGGGTGCCATACAGCAGCGGCTGGATCACTTCCCAGCGTTCGTGCCCTGGCCGGTGGCGCAATTCAAGGTGGCTTTCAAACGGCATGTTCAGTAACTCCAGATCGCAGGGCTCGGCAGCCGCCCGCCGGCTGGCGCCCAACCCAGGTGCAGAAACCGCGCATCGCCTTTCTGGTGGATACCGATACGGTTGAACCCCAACGGCAGCGCCAGGCGCAGCAGGTGCAGGGCTTCGGCACCTCGACAATGCACGTCCACGGCGCGGCCATCGAAGTGTTCACCGGGAGCTGATTTGTTCGCTTCGTTGGGGTGCCGCGCACAGCGATAGGCGCTCGCCAGTAACAGGGGCTGGCCGTAGGCGTCACGCAAGCGTTGCAGGCGCGCCATATAGGCCGGGTCCATCTCGCGCCCGGTGCTGTCGCACTGGCCGCAGCGACAGCGCAATTCGGCGTAGGCAAAGTTTGCCCAAGGACTGTCGCTCATCAGCGCAGGCCCTCGATCTCGCTGGCGTCCAGGTACGGCACACCGTTGATGCGGATAAAGTCCGGGCTGGTCACGTCGAACGGCACTTTGTGCACGGACTTCTGGCCGCCCTTGGGGTCGATGTCCAACAGGCTGGAAATTTTCAGCCGACAGCCAAAGGCTTCTACGCGCAGTTCGTCGGTGGCGGTCTTGGCAAAAAACAGCGCGTCGAATGGCTCCAGCTTGCGAAATGAGCCGGCTCGGTTGGCCGCCTGGATCAGCAGCCCCAGGTTGACGCTGTCCAGCTCAAACTCGCCGCTGGCTGCGACGTCGCCGTCTACATAGCCATCCGGCACGCCCTTGGTTTGCGCCACGGCGCTGTTGTCGGTGATGTCCAACGTGGCCTTCTCGATATGCACCTGCAGATCGCCCAGGCTCACGTCGAAATTCATGCCGCTGATTCGGGCCATGGGTTATTCCTCGTCGTCCAGGGACAGGTCCAGGGCGATGTTCGCCGTCAGGTCCTTGGGGCAGTTGTAGGGGCGGATGCGCAGATAGGCTTCGATGGTGGTGCGGTTCTTCCACACCAGGGCGATGTCGCCGTCTCTTGGCGGCTGGATATCGCCGGGGAACTGTTGGCCGGCGAAGGTCACGGCGCGGGACATCTCACGCAGTGGGCGCATCAACCGCAAGCGGGTGTAGGCCATGCTGTTGGGCGTGCTGTTGACCTTGCGGTCTGCCACCATCTGGATCAGCAGAATCCGCACGCGACGCGCAGCCTTGTCGACGATGCGCAGGTTTTCCACCTCGGCGAAGTCGCTGCCGGGGGCGTCCAGCAGGTTGGCGTCACCCCAGAACATGCCGGGGTAATCGGGGTAACTCTGCGGGACCGAGAGGCGCATTTTGTCCAGCTCGGCCAGGGTGGCAGTGGTCAGGGGCACGCCGTCTTTGTCCACAGGCCTAGGGCCCAGGCCGACGAGCGCGCCGGTTGCGACCCGCATGGGGCTGTCGGCGATGCTCACGGCGGCATTCGCCAGGCGGCCGGCCAGCACGCCCAGGTCGTTGCCGTGCAGTTGCGGCACCACCGCCACACGTGGCGCGGCCACATCGCGCAGGAGGGCGCGCTGTTCATCGCGGTACGCCGACCAGTCCAGCGCGGGCGTGATGCCGGCGCTGGCGGCCAGCACGAATACGCGGCGGCCGTAACGATTGATCAGGTTCACGGCAGCGGTGTGCATGGATTCGAGTTCGGCGCTAGCGGCCACCGGTTTGGTGATGACCACGGCTTCGACCGAAACGCCCGCACTTTGGGCCTGATCCAAGGCGTCCTTCCAGTCGCCATCGGCGGCCAGCGGCACGGCGGCGCAGGCCCAGCGGTCGCCGCCGTTGTGGCGGGCGGCGGTGATCTGGGTTTTCAAGTCGCTGGCGGCTAAGCCCAGTTCGGTGTCCAGGTCGCTTTGGGTGTTGAGTGCCAGCAGCTTGCCGATGTTCTTGGTCGCCGGGCCGATAAATAGAAAGTGGCGCTCAATCGCGGTGACCGGGCCCTGGCCCAGGTTGAGATTGTTGACGCTGACTTGACCTTGAGCCATTAAGCGGCCTCGTTACTTGGGCGAGTGAAGGGTTTGCTGCAACACGGTGCGCAGGATCTCGCGGATGTCCTGCGGGTCGGCGCCGAGGGTGTCGCGGGCGGGTAGGTCGATCTTCCAACTGCGGCGTTTGCTGGTCACGGTGGTGGGCAGCCCCAACTGGTGTTTGAGGGCGATGCGTGCGTTGCGGCGTTGGCGCCAACCGAGAGTGGCGGCGTCGGGCGAGAGTTTGGTCACCTGCAGGCGCGTGCTCAGGCGGCGCAGCATTTTGCGGCGGCTCTTTTGTTTACGCGGTGCGAAGGGCGAGCCGTCGAGATTGCGCTGGGTGCCGATGCGCCGGGTGTTGCGCGTGCGCAGGCGCTTGCTGGCGTTGTTCAACAGGCGTCGGCGTTTTCCTGCCGGCAGGGCCAGCAGTTGCAGGCGCTGTTCGGCCTCGATCAACCCACGGATATCGAAACTAAGCGTCGGTGCGGTCATGGCTGACGGCTCCTTGCTCGGCGACCCACAGGTCGTAGGGCACAAACGCCCAGCGTTTGTTGAAGGCCTGGATCTCGCCGTCGGCGGCTTCGGCCAGGTGCAGAGGTTCGATAAAGTCCAGTTGCAGCTCGATGTCGGCCACGTCCGGGGTGAGCTGTTCGATCTCGATCACCGGGGCGGGCAAGGCCTCGTCTTCGCGGTGGGGGTCGTGGGTTTCCAGCCATGAGCCGAGCAAGGCCATCAGCCGTGCCGGGTTGTCGGCAAAGCGGGCGATCACGATCACGGCGCGGTAGCGCATGTCGCCCAAGTGCAGGCCCTGTTCGGTGGGTTTCCAGTTCAGGCTGAGCGTGACCTGTTCGGCCCAGCTGTCGAACTGCTCCGAGGGCACCAGAAAGCAGTCCACCAGGTCACGGGTGAGGGCGCGCAGTTTGTTCATCAGATCAGCTCCGCCGTGACGCGGCTGCGGCCCTGGATCAAGCGCACGGCTTGCTGGCTGAAACTCAGAAAGCGCTCGGCGGTTTCCGGGGCTTCCTTGGCCAGGTTCTCGGCCGACTCGCGGCGCAGAACGGTGGCGAACTGGCTAAGCAGGTACGCCTTGGCGCGGCAGTACACGGCGCGTTTGTAGCTGGCGGCCATGAAGGTGCGTTCCGGTAACAGCATCGGGTCGGCTTTCAACACGTTGTGGATGCCCACGCCTTGCCACTGCGCTTTGCGCCGGGCCAGGTCGTGGTTCACTTCGCCCATGGCCAGGGCGATGCCGTCCATCAAAAGTTCCAGCAGGTACTCGGCCGGCAGCCGGTAGCCGCGCTGAAACTCGGCCACGTCCAGGTCGGGCCAGAAGCCGTCATTGGCGATCGGCTGTTGGATCAGGGTGGTGGGTCGACCGGAAAAGCTCATGGGCAGCGCTCAAATAAACGCGGGGGTGGCTACTTGTGGTCATTGGCACGGAGCCATGGCCTCGGCAGGCCCCCGCTGGGGGGGGTAAGTCGGTTCAGGGGGAGTCTTGTCGGCGCAGCGCTTTGGTAGCGTCTTCAAGGCGGGTTTTCACGCCAATGCCGGGGTACAGCGCAGTGGCCCGTTCGAAGTGCACGATGGCTTGTGCCCATTGCTTTTGGTCCATAGCCAGGATGCCTAGGAGCTTGTGGTAGCGCGCCGGGATACGTTCAAACAGCTGCCATTCACCGTCCACCCGGGGCAACAGTTGTGACAGGTACGGCTCGGGGCTGCGTTTGGCGTCGTGCTCGGCCTCGGCCCAGTCGATCATCGCGTCGGCGACGAAGGTGGGGATGTCGCGCCGGAATCGTTCGGGCATCGCCTGGCCTTGCTGCAGGGCGAAGTCGGCTAATTCAAGGCCCGCCTCAAACTGCTCGGTGTCGAACAGCCACACCATCACTTGCATCAACACCGGGTTGGGGTGGTTGAGGCCGGACTCGCGGTAACGCCGCACGTAGTCCAGGTATTTGGGCAGCAGTTCGTCACGCTTGAGTCGCTGGCGTTCGCCCAGGTTGTTCAGGTCGGACAGGCGTGCGCAGTCTTCGGCCAGGGCAGTGGTCATCAGCGCCAGGTGTTTTTGCGCATTGGCGGGACCGGCCAGGGCGGTGGCGTGGGTGTAAATCTCGACGCTGACGTCCGGGCCTTGGTCCAGTACGCGCTGTTTGTGCTTAAGGGCCAGGCTCATGCTTCTGGCTCCTCGGGCGACGACGGCTCGACGAATTCCACGTTGCCGGCCTCGATCCCGGCGAACTTGCCCAGTTGCTCGACCACGTAGCCCTCGTTGCGGCTGTTGTAGTCCTCGGCGCGGGAGCGCTTGGGGTTTTCGATCAGGTAGCGGCGCCAGGAGCTGTCTTGAAAGTAGATCGACAGGTTGTCGAAGGAGGTCACCACCACGCCCTTGGACGGAAAATGCGGGCAGGTGTAGGAGGGCAGGCCGCCGTAGGTGTCGATCACCTGGGCCATCTCGACCTTGGTTTTTTCGCTGGGCGTGTGGCCGTGCTTGGCGTACAGCTTGCCCTTGTCGTGGGCCAGCAGGTCGCGGCCGATGATTGCCACCAGGTCGTCGCCGTCGCGGAATTCTTCATCGATCATCAGCGACACGTCGTGCACCAGGCTGTCGAGGTTGGCGTAGTCACCACCGGCGCCGATCTGGATTTTGCCCGTGGTCGCGCCTTCCACCAGGATCTGCTGGGCGGCCTGTTCGCGCACGATTTGCAGCCAGCCCTTGTTCACGTCTTGCAGCAGGGGGAAGGCCACACGGTCGGTGTCGGCTGCGACCTTGACGCCGTGCCAGCCGACCATGATGCGGTCCAGCGCGATTTGGCGGCGCACGGCGGCGGTGTAGCGTTGGGCGAAGTCCTTGAACTTGGCCCAGGCGTCGATGGTGGCGAACTTAAGCGTCACGTCGCTGTGGGTGTCGTGCAGTTCGTAGCCCTTGCCATCGAGGCCCAGCACATTGCGTGGCTCGCGGTCGCGCTTGTCAGTGTCGGTGCGGCCGGTGACAGTGCCGTTGACGCCCATCATGACCTTCTCGCCTTTGATCTCGCTCACGGGGATCACGTTGATGCGCTGCAAAAACGCCGAGGTCAGGGTGATCTGGTCGTTGAGGGTTTGCGCCAGGCTGGGCTCGACGTTGAACTCTTCGCGGGCCGATTCCACGCCATAGCTTTGCGCGATGCGGGCTTGAAGCGCGTGGTAACGCTGTCGGGCGATAGGGCTGAGCTGGCTCATCAGTAAATGGGCTCCAGTTCTTCGGTGACAGGACCGGTGGTGCTGGGGATAGTTTTGCCGGTGGATTGGTTGAGCGCGGTGTTGAAGGTTTCTTGAAGCTGTTCCAGCGAAGTCTTCAGGCTGTTGAATTGCTCGGCGGTAACGTGGGTTGCTGGCGGCTCAACCGGCGCGGGAGCGGCCTGTTCCATGCGGGTGGCTACGGCGTCGAGTTTGTCCACGGCGGCGGTGAAGGCTTCGGCGGTTTTTGGGTCCATGGGGGGCGTCTCGGGTTTGGGGGTGTGTTTGCCGCTCAACTGGTGGAATAAGCGGGTGACAAAGTTGAGGGCCGACTCATCGCCCAGGGCGGGCGGCAGCAGCTCATCCAAGGCTTCAACGGGGGCGAAGTAGTTGCCGGTTTCAGCGCGCCGGGAAAAGTGCAGGGGCTGGGTGCCCAGGCTCGCCGGGTCGTCGGTGATCGCCAGGCCGCGCAGGTAGGGTTTGCCGGTGTCGGCGAACTCGGGCTGGATCTCGATGCTGGTGAACAGCTTTTGCGCCTCTTTGTTGAGTTGCAGCAGCCGGTCATTGGGGGCGAGCTTGGCGAACAGCGCGACTTTGCCACCGTCGATGTCTTCGGCTTTTACCTCGGCCACGCTGCCGAAGTTGCCCATGTAGCGGATGTGTTCGAACCAGATCACGGCGGTGTACACGGCCGGGTCGTAGGCGTTGGCCATGTCGCGCAGGTCTTGCGGATCGATGGTGCGACCGTCGGCAGTTTTGCCGCTGGTGGCGACACGTTTCCAATCGGAGACAAGGGTGCGGGGCATGGGGGTGAACGCTCGGTTGCGGTGGCGATGAGCGTCACGATAGGCAGCCGGAACACACCGAACAAACGGTTCGGCTGCGGGTAATTCCTAGATCGGGCAGGTAGGAATACTGAGGGTTTTTGGCGCGGGTTTGCGGGGTTTTGTCTGCATAGACTGCGGTGCATGCCCTATTCGAACGAAGTCAAAGACGCGGCCAAGCGCCTCTACTTGCGCCGCTGCAAACCCCGTGAAATACAGGCTGAACTCAAGCTGGCCAATGTGCGCATCGTTTACTACTGGATCGCCAAGGGCGGCTGGGACGAACTGCTGACGGATGAGGAACCGCTGACGGCGGTGAGCCGACGCATCACCTTGGTTCTGGAGCGGCCGGGCACGCTGGCCAAGGCGGATCTGGATGAGCTGGACCGGCTGACCACCTTGCGCGAACGGCTGCTGAAGCAGTGCGGCAAGGCCCCCGCCGTGGAGCAAAACCGGGTAAAGAGCGATAAGCCCCCGCGCAAACCGAAGGCCGCAAAAAACGATATCTCCGCGCTGACCGAAGTGGACTTCGTGGAGAAATTCACCAGCAAGCTCTTCGGCTATCAGAAAGAACTATTCGCCGCCAAACAGAACCCGCTGACCCGGCGTATCCGCAATATCCTCAAATGCCGCCAGTCCGGGCTGACGTACTACTTTGCCGGCGAAGCATTCATGGATGCGGTGCTGACCGGTGATAACCAGATGTTCCTGTCGGCCAGCCGGGCCCAGTCTGAGCTGTTCCGGGGCTATATCGTCGGTTTTGCGAAAGACTGGTTCGGCATCGAGCTGACCGGCAACCCGATCATCCTGAGCAACGGTGCCGAACTGCGGTTTTTGAGCACCAACAGCAGCACCGCGCAGGGACCGCACGGCCATGTGTACATTGATGAATACTTCTGGATTCGTGACTTCGACAAGCTGAGCAGCCTGGCCGGCGCCATGGCCACCCACAAAAAATGGCGCAAGACGTTCTTCTCCACACCTAGCGCCGTCAGCCACCAGGCTTACCCGTTCTGGACCGGCGATACCTTCCGGCGTGGCAAGCACAAGAAGGCCAGTCAACCGTTCCCCAGCGAGCCCGAACTGCGCCAGGGCGCGCTGTGCCCGGACGGCCAGTGGCGCAAGATCATCAACATCCACGACGCCATCGACGGCGGCTGCGACCTGTTCGACTTGGAACAGCTGCGGCTGGAAAATTCCGATGAAGTCTTCGAACAGCTCTACCTGTGCCAATTCATCGACAGCAGCCAGAGCGCGTTCAACCTGGCCGACCTGGAGCGTTGCTACTCCGACCTGAGCCTGTGGAAAGACTACCAACCCAACGCCGAGCGCCCCTTCGGCAATGCCCCAGTGTGGATCGGCTACGACCCCAGCCGCACCCGCGACGACGCCACCTGCGTGGTGGTGGCGCCGTCGCTGGAGCCGGGCGGTAAGTTCCGCATCCTGGAAAAACACTCCTGGCGCGGCCACTCGTTCACCTACCAATCCGCCCAGGTCAAAAAACTGTGCGAACGCTTCAACGTGCAGCACATCGGCATCGACATCACGGGCGTCGGCTACGGCGTGTTCGACCTAGTGCGCGACTTCTTCCCGCGAGCCACACCGATCCACTACAGCCTCGAAACCAAAAACACGCTGGTGCTCAAAGCCCAGGACACGATCCAGGGCCGGCGCATCGAATGGGACGCCAGCTGGAACGACATCGCCGCCGCCTTTCTGACCATCAAACGCGGCGCCACCACCAGCGGCCAGATCACCTACAGCGCCTCACGCACCGACGCCACCGGCCACGCCGACATCGCCTGGGCGGTGATGCACGCACTGGCTCACGAACCCCTCAATGTCCACAAAAAGCGGCGCAGCCGCTGGTCCACCCTCGAAGGCAGCCATGAACGATCACGCGCCACCGGCCATCCCCCGCAAGGTCAAAACATTCAGCTTCGGCGCGCCCGAGTCGGTCCTGACCGGCCACCTGGGCGAATACATGGGCGTATTCGCCAGCGACGACGGCCAGCTCTACACACCGCCCGTGTCCCGCACTGGGCTGGCCAAGCTGCTACGCGCCAACGCGCACCACGGCACCATCCCGCGCTTCAAACGCAACCTGCTGCTGCGTGACTTCATCCCCTCGGCCGGGTGCAGCGTGCAGACGATGGGGCGGGCGGCGCTGGATTTTATGGTGTTTGGGGAGGGGTACTTTCAGCGCAAAACCAACGTGCTGGGGCAGGTGCTGGAACTGGAGCACCTGCCGGCGTTGAACATGCGCAGAAAGGTCGGTGGTGGGTTTGCGCTGCTGCTGCCGGGCGGCAAGCAGATCGATTTTGAAGAGGACCAGGTGGAGCATGTGATGGATTACGACGTGGAACAGAACATCTACGGCGTACCGGATTACCTGGGCGGAATGCATGCGCTGTTGCTCAACGAATCAGCCACGCTGTTTCGGCGCCGGTACTACAACAATGGGGCGCATGCGGGGTTCATCTTCTACACCAATGACCCGAACCTGTCGGAGGCGGACGAGGAGCGGATGCAGGCGCAGATTGGGGCGAGTAAGGGCGTGGGGAATTTTCGGTCGTTGTTTGTGAATATCCCTGGGGGTGGGGATAAGGCGATTCAGATTATTCCGGTGGGGGATATTGCGACGAAGGATGAGTTTGAGCGGGTCAAGAACATCACCCGCAACGACGTGATCGCCGCGTGGCGGATGAACCCGGCGTTGGCGGGGTGCATGCCGGAGAATGCGGCGGGGTTTGGGGATGTGGAGAAGATTGATCGGGTGTACATGAATAATGAAATACGACCAATTAGGCAGTTGTTTTTGCAGGTGAATGGGAAGTTACGTAGGGATCGACTGGTAGAGTGGGCTGACCTCTAAGCCCCCGATATATTGAACTAGACGATTTATAGTTGTATAGACTAGTGCATATATTTAGGCTTGTGTCCCAAGCACGGTCGTCGCTTAAGGGTGATTAGAAGCTCAGAAATTAATGGTGTACCACTTACATAGTGCGCAAATTATGCTAAATCCGCCAAGAGCCAAGGGAGCAAAGTAGTCGGTAAACCAAGGAGTAATAAAAGCGCCTCGTGCGATGGTGAAGGCCTTTATCGGGAGGGTTGTCCAAGGGGAAGGGCTATATAAAACAAATCCTGAGCCCGCATCTTTGCTCCAGTGGTCAGCTGTTTTTCTATCGTATTGTAAACGCAGTTCCATTGTGGTTCGTTCAGTTCTGGAAAGTTGATGAATTTGAATGGGGTTGCCATTTTTTGCCTTAGTTATTGTTAAGGTGAAGTAAGCTCTGAGTTTTACTTGGGGCTTTCCAAAGGTAATCGTTCCAACCGAATCGTACTCCTTGGCAAAGTTTGCATACATGCTTTTATAGAGTGCGCGGCGCTTCAAGTGAGTAGCGCTCCAAATCAGCGATGTATCGTAGAGGTCATTCATCGATTTGTCGAAGCAGAGGCCTAGGGTGGGTAGTCGTTGATAGCACCTAAACCAGAAGTACATGTTGAGCAATGCTAAAACCAGCCAAACACTTTCGATACGGTGTTGAAGCTTAATTTCATTGCCCATCAGCTTGAACTGCGTCAAATCTGCTCCGAAGTACCACAGCGCGAGTACCAGAGCTGAATACATTAGCAGGAAGCCACGTGCCTTTTTGAAATCGCCTTCATCATCCATTGCCAACACCACATCCCACAGAGTTGGGTCATGCTATCAGCTATGAATGCATGATGGCATCTGGCCTCTTGAGTTCTTTGGCGCCCGGTGCATAGCACCGGGCGCGAACTACTTACTGCGGGTGTGGGCCACCCGGCTGCATCGCCAAGTGTAGGTCATCCAGAATCGCTTTGCCCATCTCACACAGATAATGCGCGGCAAAGGCAAGCCTCGCGTTTCTGGGGTCCATGGCTACTTCAAGCGAGAGGGTGGTGGCGCAGTCGAGGACGTGCGCTGCGTGTTCAAGGGCTTCACGCAGTGGAACCCCAGCGTTTACACGGAACAGCTTCAAATGGTGTTTGCCCTCTCCGCAATCTGCGAAGGTTTGGACGCCTATGGTTTTTGCTGAGGGTGGGGTGCTCATTGCTCACCTCCTGAAAACAGAGATTGGCAGGCATTGCCCGAGGTAGAAGGTCTTCCGTACGGCATAGCTAACTCCCTTTGCATGAACAAAAAGAGCTGCCCCAGACGTTTCCAGGCGAAAGGTGGCAGCTGTACGCGGGCTGGAAACCGAGGCAAAAGGAACCCGGCAGACCCGAAGGTCTCCCACGTACAGCCGCCAAAAAGCACAAACGACAGGCGAAAAAAAAGCGCCTGCTGATTGTTTGACGACGCTGTAGCGTCCTTAAGCATCGGGTTTCCAGGCCCGGTCACTGATGAGCAGCGACGAGAGAGAGGTTAACGCGATAGATTCAGCGGTGCAACATCCAGGCAAGGCAACACCTAATATTTGGGGAGGATGCTTCAGTTCCTATTAACCAATGTTGAGCAAGTGGCTAAGCGGGTTGTTGAGTTTTTTGTCGCTTAGCTAATTTTTCTTAAATAATATATGCTGGGACTTTATTATTTATAATGAAAGTTGAGTGAGATATTAGGCTGGCAAATATGTAACTTTTGGTGGTTGCGGTTGGCGAATGATATTAGAGTGTTTATTTAGCGGTTTCGTAGTGCTTCATACATTGGATCACTCTTTTTAAGATCACATCGAAACCTGAAAAGTTGATTGTTTTTTTGTTGGCTAATATTACTTTTTTTGCAAAGATTTCTTTGCCGTACTCAGTTGTGGTATTTATTTTGCTTTCGGGATTGAAAGTTTTCTTTTGGACCTTTTCATTCAAGGTGGCGGCAGTGAAAAGACTTTCAATAGCTGTGTGTCCCCCTGTTGCTGTTGGTGGGGTTAAAACGATGTAAAGATTGTGTGCTACGTGTATAAAATTTGCGTTTCTAAAATCTTTCTTTTTCCCCTTCGCAACCGGATATCGTTTGGCTGATGCTTTACCTTTTAAAAGTCCGTCTATTCCATTAAAGCCAGAGTCATTATCTAAAATAATTATTATAGGCTGTTTGGGGCGCGGAGCTTTGTAAAAATCGTAATGGCTCTCAAAGTCATTAATGAACGTATGTAGATAATTTGTGCCTCCATGAAGTTGAAGTAGAAATCTTGTGCGGTTGTTGTAATTGAAAAATTTGACCAGTAACTCGTAAGGGTTGTTTGCAGATTTTGGAGTGGCCAGCTTTGGATAGTTTGCAGCAAGGCTGCTTATTGCGGATTTAAGATATATGTTATCTGTCTTCCCTTCACAAATTATAGTGGGTTTTTCATTGGCGTAGAAAAACTTATAGTATAGAAAGCGGCTAAAAGTGGTCTCTCGCCCGCTTAGCAATTCTCGGGTTTTGATATTTGATTTTCGTTGTTCATATTCTGTGTCCAAGGGCGGTTTTTGACGAAGACGGTTTGAATAGTCGACCTGGTCAATAAAGTTTAATTGGCCTTCTAGCTCGTAGATGTTTCCATCTGCAAAAGTGCCGTCAACTTTTTTCTTAAAAGAGCCGGTTCGAAAAAGGGAGTGGCATTGTGACTTGACTGTTCGCCAGTACTCAGACTTTACGTTTGGCTTTTTGTTGACTACTAGCCCTGTAACATCTTGTCGAGAGTCTTGGAATTGAATTCGTGTCTTAGGGGCGTTAATTTCAAATCCAGCCCTGCGGATTTCGCTTCTGAGTTTTTTTCCGGGGATGTATTCGCCTGCTATTTCCTTCATCAATTTTGGAGGGAATAGTCTTTCCCTTGTGGAAAAAGTTATGTCGTCGGCGTAACGGGAGTAAATGCAGGAGTACGACTCTGCTAGCGCAGCTAGTTTTATATCTAGGATGTGCGTTATTAGGTTTGTAATAACCGGCGAGCAAGGGCTGCCTTGTGGCAGCCTATTGTCGTAGCAAGCAATTTGGGCTATAACCGTCGCTATGTGTTCGTTAAGCTGAAAATCTTTATTGGATATAAAAAAACCTCTGACTCGCCCGAAATTAAATTTGTCGAAGAAGTCTTTTAGATCCAGGTTTAGTACGTTTCTTTGACCTGTATGTACTATGGCGTTGGTAATGATTGATTTGTTACGCAAGAACCCATGTGATAAGTTGGATTTGTAGTCATGGTTTTCTTTTACTTTTACTGCTGTAAGCTCATCCAGACAGTCTTGAAGTAACTCTGAGAGCGCTGATTGGATTGTTTTTAAACGGTCACTTGGTGAGCATATGGTTCTGAGCCCACCACTTTTTTTAGGGATTGTAAAGGTGGAATATTGAGTGTCAGGTTTCAAAACATATAACACGTAAGTCAGCGCTGTCGCCTTAACACCTAAAAGTAATGCGAGTTCGGGTTTTGTTTTTGCTGCTCGAAGAGCATTTATTTTTCTCATTTTATCACTTCAGAGCTGAAGGGAAGAAGGCTTATGGGCACTCTTTCGCAAACGTAGAGAACCTCAAGACATGACAATTCTCACCGGGCAAAGCATTCCAACATTTTTCCCACTGATCGCGATTCGCGATCCAAAATCTGCCCATAAGCCAATCTCCAAGCTATCAAAGTGACATTATGGGTGCAAGATGTGAATCCTCTGAAAGACTGTGCCGTTTTGAGGGGGAGAGTACAAATGCCGGTACTATATGTGGGGTCGTTTTTTAAGGTTTTTACTACATATAGTGTTAAAATGCTTTTTGATTAATGCGCCTCGACGGGAGATAGGAGATGCGAGTGTGTTGCAAGATGTGTGGTGAGAAAGGCCGGATCGCCTCCCGCGACGAGCTTTCATTGGAGTTCGCCCGCCTCTACTGCCAATGCAGCTCCCCCCACTGCGGCCACACCTGGGTCGCCAACCTCACCTTCTCCCACACCCTGAGCCCTTCCGCCCAGGCGGTCGATCGTTTGCTGTTCGACCGCCTGCGCAGTTTGTCCAAGGTCCAGCAGCGGGACCTGTTTGATCAACTGGGCGTGGTCTCCTCCACGTAGTTGCGCAGCATCGCTTCAGCTTGTTCAAAGCCATTGAGCTGGGCCACGCCGTAGTCGATCAGGGCGAGCCTGGCGCGTTGCGTCAGTTGCAGGTCGGTGGTGAGCAGGGCAACCAGCAGGGCGAAGCTGTCGCCGCATTCCTCAAATTGGTCGCGCATTTTCATGATGCAGACGGGGGCATTCAACACAACGATTTCTCCTTTTTCGATGTAGTTGGCCGGTAGTTTAAGGGCCGGATTTTTCTCCGCCAGTGGGCTTTTTCCCTGCATTTGTAAGTAGGTAATATCGCCAGCCGTCCTACGAAAAGCCGTGCAATCGTCAGCGCTTTTGCCTCTGTTGTGTGTGATCCACGCTGTGTTCTGCTGAAAAGTTTTGACTTGAATTTGAAAAGTTAGATGGCTCTATTCCAATGGTTTCAACGAGCCGTGGCGCATTGAACAGCGTGGTGCTGCGCGTGCGTTGAGTTCTGGCGCTGTTTCATTCGATTACAAAAACAAGGGCGCCGAAGCGCCCTTGTTTCACCCTGGTGTGTGCGTCAGGGCGCGCTGAGGTGGAAGCTCAAGGCGTCGAGGGTGACGACGCCATAGACACGCTGGCCGTCTGGCCCCTCGAACGCGACGACCACTTGTTTGCCGGGCAGTGGAATGCGGACCACACCGTAACCGCTGTCGAACTCCAACAACCGGGTGGCGCCCAGCAGGTACGCGTCAGAGCGCAGGCCGAGTTGTTGGCGTGCTTGTTTGAGTTGGTCTGCTGGCACGAATACCAGTTCGCCATCGATGCGCAGGCAGCGGGTGCCGGTGTGTTGTTGGGTGGGGAATTGCGCGATTCGACGCTTATCCATGGTGGTGTCCTCGGGCCGTGGTAGCCTTGTGCCCGCTGCTGCGGAGGTGCTGTGCTTGCATGGTGTGGCTCCTTTTTGTAGTGGCAGGTGTCGGGGAGGTGCGAACTCCTCGGCACCGTCTCTTTCAGGCTTGCTGCAAGGCGGTGGCCGTGTACACGGACCGCCATTGGCAGCGCACTTCAAACAACCCCAGGTCGTGGCCTTCTACGTTGTGCAAATGCACGACCGTAACGAAAGTCGGGCGGCTGTCGGGGTGGGCGCGCCAGTGATCGATGGTGGCGAATTCCGCCATTTCTTCCGGGGTGCCTTTTTCGCGGTACCAGTTGGGCAGGTAGACGCGGCCCATCAGGCCGTTCGCGCTGTAATGCAGGATCATGGTTTGCGTACCTCCGCGTGGGTGAAGTAGTCCATGCGCAGCAGGCTCAGGCAGTCTTCAAAGAGCCTGAGGTCCAGGCCGCGCAGGTCGGTGAGGTTGAGCCGGTAGTGGTGGGGGTGAATCAGGCTCATCAAGAACAGGCCGGCGATGAGGCTTTGGCCGGTGCTGGCTTCGACGACGTGGATCAAGTTATCGAAGGCCCGGATGCCGTCGGTTTTGATCTCCCTGGAACGTTGTGGACACAGCGCTGCATTGCGCTGATTCGCTAGTCTGTGGCCCACGTACTCTTGGGGCTGGGTACGCCAGACCTCCATCAGCTCCTTCCACACGGATTCTCCTTGGTCGATGCGTTGATGCACTTCCACTTCAGGCATGTAATCCATTTCCAGCACGCGTATGCAGTCTTCAAACTCGCTGAGCCCCAGGCCGTGCAGGTGTTTGAGGTTGAAGCGAAACGTCGCGCCGTCGTACAGACCCAGCAGAAAGTGGCCGACTGTGTTGCCCGCCGGGGTGCGGCTGAGGGCTATGGGGATCAGCCGATTCAACGCCTGGGTGCCGCTGCGGATGATGGCCGGGCGGCGGCGTTGGTAGGCCCAGACCTGGGCGAGTGCGTTGATGAGTGAGTCGTTCATGTGTTGCTCCTTGCGGGGGTTAAGCCTGGCGAACCAGGTAGAGGGTGAAGTGCTCGGGCAGGTCGAGTTGCTGCACGGCCTTGATCTGTTCGCGGGTGCAGTCGTCGGCCAGGAAGTACCGGGCGCCGGCCTCGACGTGTTGCTGGATGCGGGCGATCAGGTAGGGGGTAGTGCAGGTGTTGCCGGTGATGATCACGACGCTGATGTCTTGGGCATGCAGCTCGTCTTGGCGGGCGCGCAGGCGGCGGGTTTTACCGCTGGCTTGGGGGCCGGTGAGGACGTGGAGTGGCATGGTTGAGGCTCCTTTTTTCAGTGGGCAGGGGATGGCGCGCGCAGGGATTTCTGCGCGGGGGTTGGGTGTGGGTGGAATGTTTGAACGGTTGCCAGATTTACAGGGCTGAACGCCCTGTTTTTGCTGGGGTCGAGTGGCCGAAAAAGTAGTTCGGTGCGAATGGAATGCGCTGAACTATGGGCACCGGGGAAATAGGCTGTAGGCCTTATGGTTAAAGGCGTGTGGCGGTTTTGCCCAGTGTGGTCGTGTACGGAATATGGGTGGAAGGAAAGGTAGTGCGGTGCCTTCCAGTGACATTCCAGTGGGTCATTTTTGTAAGTGACTGTATTCATTTAGAAATACCTCAATAGTTCAAACATTCCAGACGCCAAATCTTCTGCTCGCATGCCCTTGGTCAAATCGCAGGCAAGGCTTCGCCATGGGCGTAAACGCCCAGGTATTCAGGTGTGGCTAGGGGGTCTTGAAGATCCAGCAGTTGATGGTGCGACGTTCGAGTTTGGAGTAGGCCTTGCGCGTCTCGACGAAGGTGTAGGTGGTGCTTTGCGGCAAGGCGCGTTGCAGTTGGGCGCGGGTGAGGACTTCCTGGCCGGCTTTGCGGCAGGCCTCTTGGAAGTGCTCGATGTTGATGGCCACAACGCCGCGTTCGTTGGAGTGGTTGAGGGTTTGGTGTTTTTCTTCGCGGGTGCCGTCGCTGTCGGTGATGGTGACCACGCGTTCGTTAAGGTAGTGGTAGATCTGCCAGAAGGCTGCGGCATCGGCGTTCTCGCTGCCGAGGCGGCGCTGGCGGGCCATGGCGCGTTGTTCCAGGTGCTTGGCCAAGTGTTCGGTGTCGGCGTCGGTCCAGGCCGGGAACAGGGCCTGAGTGGCGTAGGCAGCGGCCAGCACTTGGGCGTGGCACAACACGATGCGCGCCTCGGTGATGGTCGCGACACTTTGCAGGCGCTGTTCGCAGTGAGGGAACGCTTCGAAGTAGTGCGCAAGCCACTGTTGTTCGCAGGCCAGGCAGCGGCGCAGGTAGCCGCCCAGTGTCTTGGCCTTCATGTTTTTGAGGCGATCGGCGCGGGGCTTGAGGGCCAGCGAGTGGTGGTCCTTGGTGGCGTGCAGTTCGACGATACGCGACAGGATGGCGCGAGAGCCTTCGACGCTTTGGTTTTGCGAGATGCCGATGGCGCCCCGGAAGTGGGTGGCGCGGGTCTCGTTGCCGGTGCTTTTGACGCCGGTGACGCGCAGCGTGGCGTGGTAGTCGAACAGCCTTTTGAATTCGTCCCAGTTGAACTGCACGACGATTTTGCGGCCCTGGCTGTCGGTTTGTTCTTTGTCGGATTCGATCAGGATCACGGGGAGGTTGCTGACTTCGCCGAAGCTGCGCGCCAGGCCGACCAGGCTGGCCCCGGCGCCGCCGGGCTGGATGCCTTCGAAGTTCTCGCGGCCGGTGAGCCGCCACAGGAAGCGCAGCAGCGACGACTTGCCCGCCCCCGGTTTGCCGGTGAATTCCAGGAAGGGAAACGACACTTGCTGCTCGCCGATCTGCTGGATGAAGTAGGTGGCCGTCCACCATGACAGTAGCGCCAGGCCGTTAAGCCCGTTGACCGCCAGGAAGTCCTCGAACCATTCCGGGTCGAAGTCTTGGCCGCGCTCGATCTTGAAGTTGCCCAGGGAGGTTTTGATGCCGTTGCCGGCGATGTCGATGAAACCGTGGTCGTTGACTGGCAGTTCTTTGCCTTGGTGAAAGCCGAAGGTGGGGTAGCAATAAAGGCCAGTGGTTTCGTCGTAGCCCACGAACGGCAGGCTGCGCACGGTACGCACCGGGCGGTGTTCGTCGTTGAGCCATTTGTCGCGCAGGCTGGCCAGCACCGGTTCACCGCCTTCGAAGTTGCCGCCGGGGGTTTGTTCCAGCAGTGAGCGGGCGAAGCTTCTAGGGTCGGCGATGGCGTTGGGGGCCAGCGGCGCCTTGCAGCTGCGCGATTTGTCGGGGAAGCGGAAGTCGAAGAAGTAGCGTTGCTCGTTGGTGATGATGTCCTTTTCCAGGTATTCCAGGTTGGGGATGCAGTTGGCGACCTGCCGAATTTTGACGTGCTTGGCGAAGGTCTCGCGGTTGCCTTCGACTTTGTCTTCACCCAAGTCGTCGTGCAGGTCGCGCTGGGCCACCTTGGCGGAGTAGAGGCGGTTGCGGAACTCCATCAGGTAGAAGCCTTTTGGGCGGCGCAGGTAGAGAAGGTAGGCGAGTTTGCCGGTGCTGTCGGCGGTGAACAGGCGGCCTTGGTATTCGGCCTCGGCCATGAAGGCGGCGTCGAGTTGGCCGTCGCGGTAGACGTCGTCCCAGTCGCGGGTGCCGGCGAGGGCGACCCAGGCGATTTCGTTTTGCTCGCGCAGTTGGCGCAGGTATTTGGTGGTCATGGTGTGCCCGGCCGGGTCGTCGTCCAGGGCGATGACCCAGGTGATGGATTTGCCTTTGTTGGCCTCCACCAGGTCCCAGGGGAAGTTGTTGGCCGAGATGGAGGCGATGGCCTTGTAGCCCGCCAGGTGCAGCGCGATGGCGTGGAAGATGCCTTCGACGATGTAGATGCGGTCGCTTTTGTTGATGGCCATGCCTGGCGGCAGCCAGCCGTTGCCCAGGTAGGTCATTCCCTTTTTGATGCCGGCTTTTACGCCGTCGTTGGCCGTCACGGCAGTGGCGTCGATCAAGCGCTCCCAGTGGCCGTTGCAGAGGGGGAAGCGGACTGTGTCGGCCCACTGGCCGTCTTTGAGTTTTCGTCGACCTTGGGTGTAGCAGCCCTTCAATTTGCTGATGTCGAAGCCGCGGTTGCGCTGCAGGTAGGCGTCAGCCGTAGCGTTGGGGTTGGCTTCGGTTTTGGGGAAGCGCTGGCTGAGGTTTTCGAACAGGTGGCGGTAGCGTTCGCGGGTTTTTTCCTCGTATTGGCAGTTGTTGAGGCGGTTGCATTTGAGCTGGTAGGGCTGGGCGAGGGCGATGTAGAGGGTGCGTTCGCCGCATTTGGGGCAGGTGCCCTTTTGCATGTATTTGGTGTCGATGGTTTCGAAGGCGAGGTCGCGGTCTTCTTGTAGGGCTTGGACGACTTCTTTTAGGTAGATGTCGTCGTAGACCTTTTGGTCGATTTTTTTGCGAAGGGCCATTAGCGCGCTCCGCTCTTTTTGACGATATGGGGCAGAACGCGCTGCGCCTGTTCAGCGGCCTCGATGGCGATGTGGACCATGTTGATCAGCACCGCCGATTTGGAGCCCGGTTTTTTTGGCCGGATCAGGTAGTGACCTTGCTCAATCTCTTTTCTGATAGCCGTATCGGATTGTCCGGAACGTCGGGCGTATTCGCCGACTGTTACGTATGGCGTGTCGATGTTTATTTGCATTCTGTTAACCTCCCACTCGCAAATATAGGGGAAATAAAGTACCTATATAGGAACTCAATCATGGTTCCTAAATAGGAACCTGTCAAGAGGAGAGTGGGCATGGATTTGTCGGTGAAGCTCAAAGCCATTCGACGGCTGGAAGGGTTGACGCAGCAGGAGTTCTGCACGCTGGTGGATATCAGCATCAGCAGTTACAAAAAGTATGAAACTGATCTGTTTGAGATGGGGTACGGGGTGCTGTGTAAGGTGCTCTCGAATCCACGGTTTACCAAATACACCCTTTGGTTGATGACTGGTCACACTGCTGTGGAGTGTGGGCAAGTCAGTGCGGTGTAGGTATGCCGATCATTAAGCTCGAGGACGGGCGCTATAAAGTCGATATCAGGCCGTTGGGACGTGGCGGGGCGAGGGTCAGGAAGGTTTTTCGCACCAAGAACGAAGCGATGGCGTACGAAAATACAGTCATGGGGCAGGGGGCAATCGGGGAGTTTCAGAAGAAGAAAAAGCGTGATGAGCGGCGCTTATCTACGTTGGTCACCCTGTGGTTTGACCTTCACGGGCAAACGCTCAAGCGGGGTGAAGAGCGTAGGCGAGCGTTGGAGAGCATGGCGCAGCGAATGGGGGATCCGCTTGCATGTGAATTTAATACCTCCCATTTCAGCACCTATCGTGCCGAGCGCCTGGCTGGGAAGTTTACCCGCGAGACGATCGGCAGTGGTCGTAAAAAGGGTGAGGATGCGAAGCCGGTTGGCGCCAATACGTTGAACCACGAATTGGCTTATCTGCGAGCGGTGTTCAATGAGCTGAGCCGGCTGGGAGAGTGGGAAGGGGATAATCCCGTCCACAAGGTGCGAGCCTTGAAGTTCGATGAAACGGAAATGGCGTACCTTGAGGCCGAGCAGATTTTCCCGTTGCTGGCCGATCTGGATAATCGGTCGGTTGCTGCTGGGGTGGTTGCCAGGATCTGTTTGGCAACTGGGGCTCGCTGGTCTGAGGCAGAGGGTCTAACCAGTCGGCAGGTGAAGGGTGGGCGCATTCATTTTGTCCGCACCAAGTCATCAAAGAGCCGCACTGTACCGATTTCCGAAAAACTGCAGAAGCAGATCAAGGCGGCGCTGCCGTTTGGGGACTGCTACAAGAAGTTTGGCGAATCGGTCGAGGCGGTGAAGCTGGATCTTCCTGCGGGTCAGTTGACCCATGTGCTGCGGCATACCTTCGCGAGTCATTACATGATGAATGGCGGAGACATCCTCACGTTGCAGCGCGTGCTTGGTCATGCCTCGCTGGCGATGACGATGAAGTACGCGCATTTCAGTCCAGGGCATTTGGCTGAGGTGGTGGTGTTGAATCCGTTGGCTGCTGTTTTGGCTGCAAGGAAGGGCGCGGGTGGAATGTCGCAGCGTTTGCCGGTGAGCGCCGAAGCTGATCACTTTTGCGAGTCGGCAAATTTGCCTTAG